CCGCCCGACTACTGCCACCCCTCCGATCACGGGATGGAGGGCTAATGGACACGCCAAAGAATGAGACGCCGGCCGAGGAATTCCGGCGCCGATTCCAGACGCCCGCGACGCCGATGAAGACGCCTGGTCGCCCTGCCCGGCCGAAGGAAACCGAGGAACAAGAAATGAACCGCCGCTGGGAACGGCTGGTCGAAGAGGAAGAATCCGACGAGTTGCGGCGCGAGCGTCGGTATCAGCCCGACCGGGACGCGGTCCTGGCGCTCTGCACACGGTTCATTCAGGAGTGCCGACCGGTGGGGTGGTCCGCGCATATCACGCCGTCCGAGACAGAGAAGCTGTCGCACGCGCAGATGGTCTGCATCCACTCGCCGCTGGGCCAGATGGCATGGGGACTATCGATGGAACGCGCCTCGTGGTTCAAGCACCTCAAACTGACGAAGTGCCGCTGGGACAAACACACCGCGAATGAGCGCACGGCGCGCCTCCGCAAACTGCTGACACTGTCAGCACTCGTCCCGGCCAACGTCTCCACGTGCAAGTGGGACAAGCACGACGCCGGCGATCGCACCGCGCGCGGACGCAAACTGCTCACGCAACCGACGATGATCCCGAAGACGGAACGAACTCCCTCGCGCCGACGCGCGCGCAGAAAGCGAGCCTGATCATGGGTGTCCACATTCTCTCCGACCACTATCAGAAACACGCCGTGCTGTTCTGCAGCACGACGGACTGGGCCTTCGGACCGGTCTTCGGCGACAGCGAGGACCATCTGCACGACGCCGAGGAGCGCGCCGAAGCGTTCCTGCGCTGGCTCGACGCGACGGACACCTGGTGGACCTACGAGCGCCACTCGCTGCCGTCCGGTCGCCGCGACGTGCGGCAGTTGACCGACAGCGGGCTCGAGCGCGCGTATTCCGACTGGCGCGCGCAGGAGGCCGAACAGTGGGCGCGCGAAGAGGCTGCCCAGTTCGCGGAGGACTGATGCCGACACCAACGATCGACATCCTGAAAGAGATCGCCAAATCGCTCGACGACGTCTCGTCGGTCGAGCGGAAGGTCACGCTGTATTACGAGGTGCTGTCGCCGCACAAGATCACGCGCTGGCAGCGCGAGGCTGGTCCATTCAAGACCGTCGCTGACGCGCGGCAGCATCTCGCCACGCTGGACGGTGTCGTCGCATACAGCATCGTCGAGGACACGGTGATCACGCGCGTGATCGAGGAGCAACGATGAAGCGCGGCGACGTTCTGAAGGTCGATGAATTGCGAGACGCACTCGACCGATCCATCGGCAATCTCAATACGGCGGTCACGCAGTTGAACACGACGCTGCGTGATGTCTTCGGGCAATTGGTGTTTGCCCTCGACACCGTCATCGACCAGCACAATGCACTCGAAACGACATTTCACACGGAGACGCAGGCGATGGCGGCGCGGTAGGCGGAATTGGAACGGCGCATCTTGTCGCTTGAACAGACCCGCGGAGAACACTAATGCCTGAGACGACGAAGAAGAAGATCGCCTGCGATGACGATGTTATCGACTTGGCCGAGGCGTTCGTGGACAACTCGCCGCTCGGCGATATCGTCCAGATGAATCGCTTCGGCATGGAGCGCGGCGCTTATGTGACGGACTTGGCCGAGACGATCCAGAAGGCGATCGAGGACTGGTTTACCGATCACGAAGACGACGAGGCCGACGCACGACGCGCGGCTGAGCGGGGGGAATGAGCTTGAACAAACTACTTCTCGCCATCATCTGCGCGCTCGCGTTCACCGCCTGCGACCGTCCCAACGAAGACCGGATCGCGAGTCTCGAAGGCAAAGTGCTGGCGCTCATCGGCGACAACGGGCGCATGACCGCCGAACTGGAAGATCAGACAGCCGAAATCGACACCCTGAAGGCGCAGATCAGGGATCTAGACGATCGGATTGAGGAAATCGAAGCCGACCTGTCCGAACCCAGGTGGAACCGCTAATGGCCGAACCAACGACCGAACCGACCCCGACGACGATCTGTCAGCAATGCGCGATGATGCCGGGCGGCACGCTCTGCGACGACTGTCTGCTGACGATCTGGCAGCATCGGGAGCAGCGCCAGCTCGACTCGTCACCAGGCCGGCGCCCTCCGGTCTATCGCGTGACGACCGAGACGCGCACGGCGCTGCGGCGCCTGTTCGCCGGGCAGATGACGGTCGGCGACACCGAGGTCACGTACACGGCATTCTGGGAGTGAACTGATAAGGCGGGACGCGCGCGCGGCGGCAACCGCGGCGCGCGCCCCTAATCCCACAGTCGCAGTGTAGGAGCACTGCAAACATGAGACTGTTCAACAGCGTAATCTACCCACCCATGGACGCGCACCAGGTCATCCTTCCGACCCACCGCTGCTTCGACGATGCGCTCGAGCTCCTCGAGCGCCGCGTGCGGCACGAACCGATGATCGCCAAGAGCGACACGGTCGTCCTGGTGCATGGCGTCATCCACGGCGCCGCCGAGCAGGGCAACATCGGACGGATCGCGCACGCGTGGCTCGAGGAGCGCCGCCCCGACGGGGCGTGGATCGTCTGGGACCACGGCATCATCTGGAACGGGCAGCGGATCTGCTTCAGCGTGGAGATCGCCGAGTACTACCGCGTCTCGCGCGTGGAGCGCGACTCGGTCGTGCGCTACACGCCGCGACAGGCGTGTGAGGAAAACGCACGCACCGGGCACTACGGCCCATGGCACCCTGAGCTCGTGGCGCTCTGTCGCGATCCGCGACGGATCTGATTTACTCGCCGCCCTGATAGGGTTTCCACTCGCGCGTCTGTGAGAACGTCCCGCGCTTCCCCCGCGCGGGACTGCGCTTCGTTTTCGTCCCCTTCGTTCCCTTCATCTTTTTCGGGCTCTCGGTCAGACTCTCGCGCAATTTGTCCACCAGGGTTTCCGCCGGCGACGTCGCCGGCGGTTCGAACGACGTCCCGGTCGGCGCCGTCGCCGTCGCCGTCGTTTCTGCCGGCATCAGCGACGGATCGGCGAGCGCGCTCTCGAGGCCTTCCCGCTGCAGGGTGGGCCAGATATCGCCTTTTCTCAGCCCTTTCGCCCGCTTGAGCACCTCCGCGACTTGCGCTTTGGTGAGGGCTGGCGGCTCAAAGGCGGCATTCGCCTCATCGACAAATGCCTGGCGCAGCTCCGGCGACAACGCTCCAGACGGTTCTGCTGCTGGCTGACTTTCTCGGAGCGCCCGCTGCATGTTTTGAATCGCGCGCGAGCGGAGGTTGTTCGTCAGCGTGGCGCGCGAAACGGGGACGTCACGCATCGCCATCGGCGGCTGAATCTCAAATCCCGGCGCACCCGTCGGCGCGGCGTTCATGTCGGCCGTCCCATGGTAGGTGAACGGCGACGGCTCGCCGACCTCAAACCCTGGCGCCGCCGGACCCGGCGCAAACTCACCAGGACGCAGATTCGCCTGCCCTTCAAAGCTGAAATCGCGGACGTCTGGCAACGACGCCTCGAATGTCTGCGGGCCGAACGCCGGGCCTTGCCTTGCGGCGGCGCGCGCCGCTTGTTCTTCGCCGACCTTGAGAGCGCGCCATCTGTCGAGCAGGTCGGCTTCGGCGAGGCTGTTTGGTCCGGTGAAGACGCGTCCTGGTCCCAGCAAGCCCCGCGGTTCCTGGCCCGCCGTCAGCAAGCCCCGCGGCTGCGGTCCTGCCGGCAACGTGCGCTGCTGCAGGACGTCAACGGGCGAGGCCTCCGTGCCCTGCTGCGCCGCGGCGCTGAACCAGCGCGGTCCTGGCGGCTCGTAGGGGCCACCCATGGCGATGTCGCTCGCCGGCGCCGCCGGATCGAATCCGCTGATATTCGGGCTATAGGGATCGACCGTCGGCATCTCGCTGGGCAGGCGATACGGCACTTCCTTGCTGCCCAGATAGCGCGTGCGTGGCCCGGTCGGAATCTTGGCGACTGGTCGCTCGGCCGCCATCGGCTCCAAGGCCTTGCCCGCGCGTTGTAGCAGTTGACCACCCTTTTCGATCGTCGGCGCCGCGACCGCTTTCGAGAGGCCTTTCAGCAAGCCCTGATTCGCGATGTCGCCGGCGGCCGACTCCACCAAGCCACCGGCACGCGTCAGCGCGGGACCAACCTTGGGCACAACCGTCGGCACCGCTTTGCCGATGACCGCTTGTCCCAGTAACGATCCCAATTCCTCCGGGTGCATCGCGACCGATGTCGCCGCGTCCGCCGCCACGCCTGGTAGTTCCTTGAGCAGCGAGGGATCGCGGAGCAGCGTGGGAATATCTTCGGTCCATCCCTTCACGACGGCGCCAGGGAGCTGCAGCAATCCCTTCAACGCATCGAGCGGACTGCGCGCGGCGCCCAGCAGTTCTCGACCGCCGTAGCGCAGCATCGCGTGCGCCGTCGATTCGCCGGGCTGGAACGTGAAGCTGTCGTCAGGTGCCGCGGCCGGCGCCGCGACGGGTGACCTCGAGTCAGGCATGAAGCCCGCGGGCACGTCGGCGTCCGAAATAAACCCTTTCGGTAGGGGCATGACTTACTCCTTCTTCCAGCCGGCCGGCACTTCGGTACCCGCTGGCACCCATCCGCTTTCGCCGTTCGGCCCCTTGATATGGAAACTGCCCGCAGCAGGCCTCGCGCCACCTGGCGCGCCACCGGCGCCGACTTCGGCCAGGTCGCCGTTCCGGCCTTCCGCGTAGCCGCGCGTCCAATCCTGCATTTCGTAGAGCGCGCCGCGAATCGCGTCGGCCGTCATCTTCCGCTTGTTGAGCTGATTGCTCATTTCGTGGGCGATGCCGACGTTGGCGCCACCGCGGCCATGCAGCGAGGCAAAGCCAGAGCTCAGCGCGGTCATGTTCATCTGCAGGGCAGCGAGGATCCGATCGGTGTCCGGATCACCCGTCGATCCCACCTCGTGGGCGAGGAACTCCCCAATCGTGCGGCCCGCCAGTGGACCGAGCACGCCCTTCGCTTCGGCCTCATTCAGCAGATCGTTGGCGCGGGCGAAGTGCGGCAGGATCTCGCCGGCGCGCGCTTGCCGATCGCGCGTTTGCGGTGTGGTCGGATTCGTTTTGCCCGCCGATTCGAACGGCATCGCCACTTCTTCCGGCACACCGTTGATGAAGCGCACCGTGTGCGCCTTGCCCTGCGCGTCGAAATAGGTCTGTGGTTGCCCGGCCTTCTTGACGCCGGCGATCTGCTGTTCGATCTCGGCGGCGGCCCGTCCTTCCGGCGAGACGCGCGCCGCGTACTTGCCGGTGTCGATGCCCTGCTGCTTGAGGAATTCGGCGAACGCGTTGCGTTTCGCGGCGGCATCCGCCGCCGCCGCCACTTCGGGACGCTGACTCAACATCGTTTTGTCGAGCGCGTCCTGCACGTCCCTGACGCGCTGCTGTTCGGCCGTGCCCGTAAACGGATCGGCGGCCATCTCGCCGCCGAGCTGCTCGAGGTTGCCACGCTGAAAGAACAGATCCATCAGCGCGCTCGCGTTGCTGCGCGTACGTCGGCCCGGCTCACCTTGCACGTAGCCTTCGGTGGGCAGGAAGGCCGCGGCTTCCGCTCGACGCACGCGATCCTCGAGCTCGCCGGCGCGCCCCTCACGCAGGGCATTCAACGCGAGCGCGCCGCCGGGATCACCATAGGCCGCGGACGGGTCCGATGCGGGCGATTCGCTGTAGCGCGGATCGAACGCGCCGAACGCGCGCCGCAGCACGCCGATCGCGTCGCCAGGACTCAACCCGCTCGAGCCGGCGACGCGTTGCGGCGTGATGGCCGCGGCAATCTGCGCCTTTCGTTCGGCGCTTGGCGGGCCGACCGGACCTCGCGTCTCTGGCGACGGCCAGTTGACGACGTCCAGCGTGTCGGGCGTATCGGCGGTCCACCGATACGCGTCGCCAAACCGATCGGTAGGGCCAGTGGGATCTTTGGGCAGCACGATATCGGTCGTGCGCCGCTTCTTGATGAAGAGGCCGGTCGCGGGATCCCACGTTTCCTCCGTCCCGAATTCATCAGCCATCGTGCCCTCACATCCCGTAGTACGGGAGGGTGCCTCGTCGCAACGCGCCAATCGAGGCGCTTTGATCGAGCCGCTGCTGCGACGGCACCGCGGGGGTGTACGCCGCAACGTCTTGCGCCTTGAGCTGACCACGGTTCTTCGGTGGGGGCGGCGCGGCCGGCGCCTGCGGCCCTTGCGGCGCGGCCGGCTGTTGCTGTTGTGGCTGCTTCGGCGGCGGCACATACCACGGCATCGACCGTTCCACGCCGGCGAGCGCATCACCGGCGGTGAACGATCGATCGTCATCGAACTGGTAGCGTGGAACGACCTGCAGCGGTCCCTGTCCTTTTTGGCGCCGCAGGAGATTGGCGTACTCCGTCTGCTCGTTGAGCATGTCCGAGTAGCCGCGGCTGTCGTTCGGCAGCAGGCCGGTCAGTCCGGTCCCGCCGGGTGCGCGCCCCGGATACTGCTGCCACTCGTCTTCGATCTGTTGCAGACGGGCATCGTCCGCTGAGGGGCGCAAGGGCACGGTCTTCTGACGCAGCGTGCGGACGGATTGCATCGCCATCTCAGTCCCCACCTCTCGCGAACCGGGTCAACATCGGGTTGGTCTTCACGACGTTTTCGCGAATGTCTTGCACCCGCCGGCCGTAGAAGTTTTCGGGGAGCTCCGCCGGCGCGACGCCGCCATAGGCCGTGCTCGCGAACCGCGGGCGGCCGAGGCCGTTGTACGCCTGGATCTGCCGTTCCTCAGGACTGGTGCTCAACCGCTGCTGCAGCGACTTCAAATAGCCGAGCGCGTTCGTGAGATTGACGTCGCGCGTGTGCGCCTCGAGCGCGGTGCGATAGTGCGGGGACGACGCCAGCGTGGACGCGATCGGATCGGTGGTCGGATCCACCATGGGATGCGGCGCCGACAGCGTCAGGGGATTGCTGGCCTGGGTGCGACCAAGGGTCGATTCCTGCAGCCCCATGGCGAGCGCGGTATGCGGATCGACGCCGGTGCGTCGCGCGACGGTGGCGACGTCCCGTGCGACAAGGCCGGGATAGCTGCCGCCGGTCAGGCGCCCGCCTTCACGCGGGTCGGTGATGGCAAACGTCGGATCGGCGACGTTCCCCACGGGGTCGCCAGGCCGCAAGGGTTGCGGCATCTGCGCGGATCGATCCGGACTCGCCGGCGCCGGCAGGTCGTCGAGCAGGCTCGCGCCTGGAAAGACCCGACGATACAGTGAGCTAATCGACCAATTCGGCATGTCAGTACAGCCGGCCGAGCAGATTGCTGATCCCTTCGTAGCGCGTCCGGTTGGCGTTGGCCGCGCGATTGGCCGCGGCAATGCGTTCATCGATATCCTGGCCGCGGGCGGTGATGTTCTGGCCGCGCGCGGTAATGTCCTGGCCGCGCTGGTCAATCGCCCCCTTGTAGCCCATCTCCGCGAAGTCGGTCAGGCGCTTGGCCTCTTGAATCGCCTGCTCGCGCGTGGTGTCGCCCAATTGCCCCTGCCCGGCCGTCAGGATGTTCTGGGCGCCACGAACTTCGGCGCCGCCTCCCAACATGCCCCGGCCGGCAAGCGCGCTCCTGAGCGACGCCAGGCTGCCGGCAGTTTCCAAGCCCACTTGGTCCTTCGCCCTGGCGAAGATATTCGCTTGGGCGGCTGAGGTATCCGGCAGTTCGATCTTGCCGATTTCGGGTGGCACTGGACCGACGTCGCCGCCGCCCCCGCCGCCGGCCGCGTAGCCGGCGGTCGAGTAGGAGGTTTCGACCGGCCGGTCGAGCATGCCCATTAACCTGGTCCGGAGCTGATCCCGTGCGGCGCGATCCGCTTCCGTCCGTGAAAACGTGGTGGCGCGCGCCTGATCCTCGATCTGCTGCTGCCGGGCGCGCTGCGTGAGGACATCCGTCGCCGAGCCCGCAATCGGAATGTACTTGCCCGTATTCGGGTCCGTGGTGTAGCCCGCCGGGATTTGACGCGGCACATTGCCGTACTGATCGCGCGGCCCGCTGCTGACGTTGAGGTAGCCCGCCCCGCCGATTCCTCCTCCTGGCATCGTGCCCGTCCTTCCGTCGAAATCGTACCACCCGTTACAGACCGATCATCAGCGTGTAGAACGCTTCGGGCGCGCCTGGCGTCGGCCCCCCGCCCCCGCTCACCGGAAACAGCGAGCTCGCCGGCACGCCCTCGTACCAATAGAGCTCGGTGCCGGCGTCGGGCGGGCTCGAGGCTTTCCGCACGCCGTCGAACGCCACGCCGTCGAACCAGTAGATTTCGGTGCCGCCGTTGTCGGTGACCGCTGCCATCAGCTCACCGCCTCGTCGGTCACGTAGACGTTGCCCGCCGAGCCATCACAATCGACATACGCCTCGAGCACACCGTTGTCGGTGACGCTCGCCGACGTGCCGCTCAGTTGCTCCCACGTGTTCGCCGCAGCCGCCGCCGTCGCCAGGACCGTATCGCTGGTGATGCCGAGCGCCGGATTCGCGCGGAGCACCAGCCGCGCCGCCGCGCCCGCATAGCTGCCGTCCTTCCGCACCCACGCACTGAAGGTGACCGTGTTGCCGTTGCCGACCTGGGCGCGCTTCGGTCCCGACTGCAGCTTCAAGCCCGTCGCCGTGGACGGCGTCAGCTTCTGACTCGCCGTCGAGGTATGGACGGTGCTGGTGTCGACCGCCACGGTCCCGCGCTTCAGCAGTTGCTTCTGATGCGAGCCGGCGGTCTGATTCTTTTTTGTCTCGGCGAAATACGAGCCGTCTACGAGGTTCGTGGTGTTGGCGAAGCGCGTCGAGGACGCGATGTTGCAATTCCAAAACGAGAGACGAACGAGTCGTTTGACGGAATTGAAGTCGAAGTCGCCCGTAGAATGCGCGACCTTGATCCCGCTCGCCACGCCGAAGGTGCAGGTTTCTAAGCGGATGTCGATCAGCACGCCCGTCGAGCACAACACGCCGGCCGGCTGGCCGAAGGACGAATCGCCCGCAAAGACCCCGCCTTTGATCAGCATGGCGATTTGATTGCTGAGCGACAAATAGATCCCCGCCGTGGCGTTCCCGAAGATCAGCGGATTGATCAATTGCAGACCCACGTAGTGGTTCGCGGAGACATTCAACGTAATGCCCGACACGCCATTCCGCCAGGCCGTCAGACCCGTGAGCGATTGCCCCCCGTCAATGACGCTGTTCAGGTAAATGCCTTCGTTGTTGGAATGCGCTGTGTTGTTGTCGAAGGATCCGAGCACGATCGGCGACGTGGAGTCCGTCCAATCGAAGCCGCGCGTCGCAGCCCCCGCGACCGTGTTGCCGGTGATCGTGCCGCGCATACTCGCCGACTGAAAGCCGGTGCTCGTGCCCAGGATGATGTTGTTCGTGAAGGACCAATTGGACGTGGTCTGCGCGTTGGCGATGCGAAAGCCAAACGTCGCCGTCCCGCCATACACGACGTTGTTCGTGATCGTGAAATTGTTCGACGTCGAAATCCCCGAATCCGAATCGAAGGCGGCGTAAATCGGATCCCGGATCGCACATCGATTGACCGTCAGCGTGCCGGTCGTCGTGCCGATGGTGACGCTGCCCGTGCTCCGCGTCTGGACGTTGCCCCCACAGTAGCGAAACTCCACCCACTCGAGGAGCGTGACCGCGGTTGCCGACGTCCAGAGATACGCCGCGAGACTGGTGGACGTGGATCGAATCTTCACGCTGCGCGTGAGCAGAATGATTTCCGCCTGGATGCCGTTCGTCGCGGAGCCGTCGTGCGCGTTGGTCAGGCCGCTCGAGATCGAGAGGCTCGAGGCGCCGGCATTGGCGTTGAGCGTCCGCAGCTCGTACTGCGAGGACGTCCGCTTCGTCGGCGCGATCCCAATCTCGTCGCCGTTGAGCCAGCCGGTGTCGGTCGCGATCGTGAGCGACGTCGCCGCCGCGGCGGCGTCGGCCGTCAGCAACGTCCGGTCGAAACTCTTGCCCGCGGTGCGCGCTGGATTCCCTTCGCTCGTCCACGTCGCGCCATTCAAGATGAGGATGCCCGAGTCGGCGCTCGAGGTCGGCGTGAATTCGATCACCGCCGTCGAATCGATCGGGCAGGGCGATCCGGAGCTGTACTGCTGCATGACGCCGCCCGAATGCACCACCAGAAAGCCGGACATGCGCAACACGTAGTTCGTGGCCGACGACGTGGCCCAGGTGAGCGTGCCGCGCTTGCCGATCGAGAGCGTGGCGAGAAACGTGGAGGTACTGACCACGGCGCCGAACGTCGTCGTGGCCGTGTTGTTCATGGTGATGCTGATATTGGTGCCGGTCCCCGCGCCCGTGAACTCCCCGCCAATCACCAGCTTGTCGCCAGCCGCCGGCGCCTGCGTCGTCGTCGTCCGCAGCAGCCGCGCCCAGTTCGTGCCGGCCGATACCCACAGACTGACCGCCGTCGTCGTCGCCGACATCGTGATGCGAATAACGTAGCTATCGGTGCCGTTCGGGGTGTGGGTCGCGCCGAGCTTGAAGAAATACCAGCCGCCGGCATGGTCGCTCGTCGTGCAGACATCGAGGTCGGCGACGTTGATCGTCACGGTCGCGATGTTGGTCGCCGTCGTGCTGTTGCGAAGGATCATCGAGATCGTGTTCGACGGGGTGCCCGAGGCGCGCGAGGCAATCTTGATCCCGACCGCGTCGATCGCCACGGCGGCCGGGATGAACGTGTTGGAATCCTGCGTGCCGGTGGACCCGGCCGCCGAGCTCGCTTCGGAATCGAGCGCGGATGTGGCATCGCAGAGCGCCCAGCTCCCCGCGGTCGTGAAGTTGCCACCGAGACTCGCGAGCGTTGCCATAGTCCTCTACGCGACGAAATCCGCCCAGCCCGCCAGATACTTGCTGATCGACGCGAAGTACTGCATCCGCACCAGATGACTGTGCCCCGACGCGATCGGATAGGTCGGCGACACGCCGTTGCCCCAGACGACGGTGCCCGGCCAGGTGGGCGTGAACCCGCCGGCGCCACCCTTCAAGAGGATCCCGTAGGTGGCCCCATCTTTCGGATTGCTCAACGTGACGGCCGCCGCGCCGGTCATCGTCGCTTCGTGGTTGTTGCTGTCGTTCCAGTTGAAGGTGACGGCCGTCGAGGTATTGCCATCGTCCTTCGTCGCGCTGTAGATCTGACCGTTTGCTTTGAGGACCGCGCTCGAGTCCGCGGCCGTGCCGAGGCCGACGCGTGCGAACTGCGGGGTGTCGCTGGTCCCGACGGCTTGCGCGGCGCCGCCATTCGCCGCCGGCAGCACGCCGGTCACGTCGGCCGTGAGGCTGACGGCACTCCATGTCGGATCCCCACTGGCGTTGCCATGCAGCACGAGCACGCTGGTGCCGAGCGAGCTCAGCACTTGGATGTCATCCGCCCCGTTGCCGACGACGACCGCGTGATCGGTGAGCGCGCCGACCGTGTGCGTGACCGTGCCTGACGTCGCCCCGCTCCCTTGACCGACACTCTGAAACAGCACCGGCTGCCCACCAGACAGCGCGCTGCCATGCTCGAGATGCGTGACGGGAATCTCGAAATAGGTCGTGTTGTCGATCGGCGCGCCGCTGACGGTGAAGGAGACGTATTGCGTGTGATCGTTTTTGTCCTGGACGTTGATGCGATCCCCGACCGCGAGCAGCCGCAGGGCATTGAAGACATCGACGCCGCCCGCCGTGACGATTCGCGCCCAGACTTTCGTCACGGCGGTGTACGGCGATCCCGCATCGAATCGCAGTTGGTTCGCGCCAGGCGGCGTGCTGGTGGATGCCGAGAACTCGTAGCTGAAGATCGAGGATGGGACCGCCGCGACTTCGTCCTGGACGAACGCCGTCGTCGCAATCTGCGTGGTGTCGGTGCCAGCCGCGGCCGTCGGCGCGGTCGGTGTGCCGGTCAGCGCCGGCGAGGCCTTCGGGGCCAGCGATCCGACGACCACCGTGCTGTCGGCGAGGAGCTTGCCCGTCGTGCCGTTGAAGATCACAATGGCCTGGTCCACCGCACCCGAGGGACCGACCACATCACCAGCGGCGGCCGCTGAGGAATAGCTCTCCCACGCGCTGCCATTGGACCGCGTGGTGACTTGCGTGTCCGTGGCGAAAAACAATGTGCCGGCCGGCACGGCCGTCGCCGCCGGTCGCGAGGCGATCACGTCGCGGAGAACGACATCCTGTAAACGACTCATGGTCTAACTCGTCGTCGGCACGAACGTCATGATCACGTCCCCGTCGGCGAAGATCAGTTCCGTGCCGACGGGTTCGCCATCCGTCAGCACCGACCAATAGCCCGTCTCGGTTCCGCCGCCATCGCCGCCGCCGCCGCCACCGCCCGTGCCCGCGGCGAGCAGCGCCGCCACCCGGTTCGCTTCGATGAACAGTGTTTCGAACATCTCATCCGCATTGGCGAATTGCGTCCCGAGCGCGCGGTTGACTTCCGGCTTGAGCGCCGTCTGCTGCAGGAAGTTGAGGCGATACTTCTGCGCGATCATCGACGCCCCACTTCGTGCTGATCCGCGATCTCGATCCCAAGCACTGACACCGGCTCATCGATCCCGTCGTGCTGCAGGTTCAACTGCGCGAGCGCACCCGTCCCCAGGCGGCGCAACCGCTCGCGGCCTTTCCGCAGGTTGTGCGCGATGGGCGTTTGCGGCGTCAGCGCGAGGCCGCCCTCCTGATCGAGATACCCCAGACTCGGCGTGATCATCAGCGTGCCGGCCTGCTGCGAGCGGCCGAGCACCGATAGTTCGCCCCAGTACTGCAGGCGATCCGGTGATGAGCCCGCAAACGCCGGCGTGTCCACGTCGTAGGCGATCCCGTACGCCTGTCCCGCGAGCGACACATCCGCCGCTCGAGCCGTTGGCGCATAGACGCCGCCATCGCTCGCGCCGACGGTCGGCACTTTGACGTTGCTAGCATTGAGCCGCGTGAACGCGCTCGTCGCCGTGAACGCGTCGATCCGATGCGGGCCATACCAGACCCTGTTGATCAAATCGAACTCGACGTAGTGCCGTACGCCGGCCGGATCCTTCAGAAACAACTGATAGACGTTGCGATTCGGATCGATCTGGGCGAACGCGACCGGAAAGGCGCTGCGATCGAAAAAGTCATCCGTCGTGAACCAGGACCGCACGCGTCCTTGGCCGCCGTGGCCGTCGGAGAGACACACGATGCCGTTGTCGCTCCATTCGTAGACGCCGTCGAACCAGAGGAAATAGACGACGTCGCGATAGACGATGACCGACTCCTGGCCGAGGAAACCGGTTTCGTCGGACAGCTTGATCAGCCGCAGATCCGTTTGCCCGCTGGTGTTCTCCTCGCCCGTGCCGACGATCTGGTTGAGGCGATTCAGGCGGCCGACGCCGAGCGCCTCACGGCGACTGATGAGGCCCGTGACGCCGAACGTGTCGGAGCCAACGCGCGGCACGACGATCGTGTTCAGCGGGGACCAGGCATACATGAGGCCCGTCTCGGTGTAGACGACGTTGTCGATGTCGATGTCGCCGACACCGAAGAGGCGATCGCGAAACTCCGCGATCAACGTCAGCCGCGGCGGCGTGCCGAGCGTCGGCCCGGCGGTTTCGCCGAGGCCCGCATCGGCCAGGTCGTCCTGCACCGTCGTCAGGACGTTGCCGTTGAGATCCACCCACTGGAAATAGACCGCGCCGTTGGTCGTCGTCCGGTAGCAGCGGCGGGCGTCAATCGGGTCTGGTGATATCTCGAGGTTCGACGCTTTCAGCATCTGCGAGCTGATCGTGACGGCATTGCCGATCGGGCTGTAGTCGCTTTCGCTGATGATGTTGCCGATGTCGTCGAGCATGACGAAGGTGTAGCGCACGCGGTACGTGCCACTGAGCGTCCCGCCGGCGACGCCGCTCAGCACAGCCGCGAGCCGCGGCGCGCGAGGCGTCACCGGCCGCACGGTGCCATGGCCGTCGATCGTGAGCGGGAAGCTCGGCGTGTTGACCAAAATGACGTAGCGCCCATAGACGGCCCAGCGCGGCGGCACGTCCGTCCGCAGCTCGATGCCGCTCGGCAGCGTCAGCGGCGTCAGCGTGCCGTCGGTCGAAACTAACTGCAGGGTATCGCCTGCTTGAATGACAGCGAATGCCATACTCAGAGCACCAGCGTGGCGACCGCCGGCAGCGCGGTCTTGTCCGTATCGGGCAATTCGATCGTCAGATCGTTCCACAATTCGCCGGCGCCGTCGGGCGTGAGCACACAACGGACAATCGCGGCGGTCAAATGCGCGCCCCCGCCGACCGCGAATAATTGGTCCTTATCGACGGTGAGCACGATGAAGGGGCGCAGCGTGCCGGCCGCACCACCGTAGCTGGTGCTCCATGCGGTGCCGTCCCTGGTGACGCGCACGCGCGCGATGGCCGGCGAATCGGCATTCCAGTAGCTCGCAAAGAGCGCGGGGCCGAACGGACTGAACGCCAGGAACCCGTTGTTCGCCGTGGCGGTGCCGCCGCTGCCGGTGTCCACGACGCTCCACGTCCCGTCCGTCGCACGCGCGCGAATCTGGGCGAACGTACCAGCGGGCGCCGTCGTCCCCGCGTAGAGGATGCCGTGCCACGAACAGAGCGCGGCGACATTGAACCCCACGGCGAGTGTCGCGTCCTCCGTCCACGCGGGATCCGCGAGGTCCGGTCGGATGCGAAAGATTTTGCCGGCGACATCGGTCGCCTGCCGATGCGTACCGCACCAGAGCATCCCGTTGTGCCAGCACAACGCATACGGGAGATGCCCGGTCGGGAATGTCGCGCCGATCTGGGTCAGCGTAGCGGTGTTGACGTCGAGCGCAAACACGCGCCCGATCCAATCGGCCGAGGAGCTGCCGGCGTCAAGCGTCGAGACGTACACCGTCCCATTCGCGACGAGCATCGACAGGACCGCCGTGGGGACCGCGCTCGTGGTCGTCGGCGGCAGCCGACACAGTTCCCGATCGAAACTGCCGTCGTAGATGCGAAGCGGCGGATAGCTCGTGCCGACGGTGTAATCACTCGCGGCGTACACCATCCGGTTGCGGTAGACGGTGGCGATCCCCGGCGAGCCACCGAGCATCGCGGTCGAGCCCGTCGCGAAGATCGCCACCTGCGCCCATGTCCGCGGATTCTTCGGACGGCTATCCACGATGACCTCGACGGCCCCGCCATACTCCGCGGTGGACATCCACCAGCCATTCGGTCCTGGCACCAGCAGCGGCTCGCGCCGCCAGCGGCGCGGTGGTCGGCCCGGAATATCGTCTGGTGGTTCAGGACCATAGAACCACCCATAGGGAATGTCGAGGTCGTCCCACCAGCCGTCATAGCTATAGCCGTGCTCGAGCGTGCCGCGCTGGCCGTCGGGATTCGTGACGACGACGTCGTACACGCCCGCTACCGTTCCACCGGTCGTCGCGGTGATCGTGGTGTCGTCCACGACGATGACATCGAAGGCATCCGCGAGGGCGACGAACGTGTTCGGCGGCGTCGGGGGTGTGGTCGTGTCGTCAGCGGGCGTCGTGACGGTGCCGGTCAGGAACACGCTGGCACCCGTCAGAAACCCGGTGCCAGTGATCGTGACGTCCGTCCCGCCGCCATCGGGACCGTGGTCCGGATCGATGGCCGTCACGGTCGGCGCATCGACATAGGTGTAGGCGCCGAGCAGTTCGACGGTCTGTCCATCAGGATTCGTGACGACGACATCCACAATACCGGCCGGGTGCAGGCCGGTAATGCCCGTGATCGTGTCGGAGCTGCAGCCGACCGACGTCAACGGCACGCCACCGAATTCGACATGCACCGTCCCGCCGCCCTCGCACGTCACGCAGGAGAAGCTGCCGGTGAGGACGACGTGGGTGCCGCCGCGGGCGGCGCCGCTGGTCGGTGCGATGTCGGTCAGCGTCGGCGCCGGCAACTGATAGGTATAGGCCTCCTGCAGATAGAACGCGACGTTCGGTTCACTGGTGAGCACCTTGTTGCCGTCGAGGACGGTGACATCAGTCGGGCCGCACGTCTGCGGGTTGGTGACGCAGGTGAGTTCCGAGATGCTGACCCAGGTATATGGGAGGTTGCCGGGGCCGCCCGCGTGAATCAGATCCGGATCGGTGAGGTCATTGCCCAAGGACCGCAGCACGTTATCGACGTAGACGTTGTAGAGATGCCCCGCCGGGAACCATTCGATGCCGGCGCCGCCATCGCTGATCGAGATCGTCAGCGTCGTGCCACCGTCGATCGGCCCTTCTTCTGGCGTGATCGACAGCGTCGTGTAGACGAACGTGTCGTCCAGCTCGCCACTGGTGCCATCGAGATTCGTGACCACGACATCGGCGAAGCCGTCCGGATGATCGGGCGGCACACAGGTGATGCGCGTCTGATCGTGGACGACGACAGCCGTCGCGGCGACGCCGTCGAAGGTGACGGTCGCGCCGTCGCCGAAGCCGCTGCCGGTGATGGTGATCGGATCCATCAGCCTGACCGTGGACTCACGCCGGTCACGGCGATCGTCGGAGGCTCGACATCGGAGATCCACGGCGGGCCTGGACACTCAGCCGCGTAGCGGTACCGATTCGAGTAGGGGTTGTAGCACCACATGCCAGGCAGGATGGCCGTGTAATCGATAATCAGCGCGATGTAGTCAATCCCGTAGCTGTCGCCGATGGTCGAGCCGAAGACGTCTTCGCCGCAGAAGAACGACAGCCCCCCATTCCCATGTCCACCGGCATCGTTATCGGTGAACAGTTCGGCCCGCTGCCATGGGGCATGGGTGACCGCGTTCTCGGTCAGGAGCAAGCCCGAGACGAGTGCATACGAGGAGGATTGTGGCGTGTGGGTATCGAACGCCGTCGTGCCGGAACCTGGCCCAGAATCGTTGGAAAAGAACCCCCCGGAGAGAAAGAGTTGCTTGATCGGGTGTCCATTCGTGCCCTTCACATTCGCGACGAACTGCACCGAGTTGATGACGGCGTCGAGCGGAATCAGCCCGTCATCCTCGAAATACACCGCCATCCGCATGAACGATCCGAAGCCGGCCGAGGTGTAGGTCTTCGTGACATCCTTGCCATCGCTCAGGTCATGCAAACAGGTGCCGCCATCGGGTAGCGCCGGCAGCACGACGGTCGGGTCATTGTTCGATTGCGGGCCGCCGCCGTCGCTGTAGGAGCCGTAGGTACTGAGCGGCGTGCCTTGGAACGTCGGCGCCGTCGCGAAGGCTTTCGTCTTCAGCGCGTGCGTGGATGATCGTGGTGCGGATCGCGGTTGCCGCACCGGCATCGCACGCGGCGCGCTGGCTGGCGGCGGTGGCGCCTTCAGGAGCTGCATGGACCGCCGTGGGATCGCACGCACCATCATCGTGCCGGTTTCGCCACGACTCGAGCGCGGTTCAACGCCCGTGACGCTGATCGTCGGTGGCGCCACGCCGGAGATGAACGGCGGGCCAGGACACTCCGCGGCGAAGACGTAGTGGTTGGATGTCGGGTTGAAGCACCACTGCATCGGCACGCCGCCAGCGATAACTTCAAGCGCCGCATAATCGAACTCGACGCTGTTGTTGAAGTTGGTCGGCAGAATATACAAAATCCACGCGCCATTGCCGTGCTCATCGACATTGCCGTCGCTGAACAAATCCGCGCGGAGCCACGCTGTCCCCGTGGCCGGATTCACGGTGAGCGGATCTGTCTCGATGTAGGAATACGTCGAATCGATGGCACTCGCGGCCGAGGCCGCGACGTTCGTACCCCCAAGCGAGATGCTCCCATGTGAATAGAGCTGGAACGGTTGATGCGGACCCAAGAAGTCGAGATTGGCGCCAGCCAATGCCTTGACCCGCACACGCACCGTGACACTGCTGATCACGGCGTCAATCGGAATGCTGCCATCGTCCTGCAGATAAAACGTGATGCTGGGGACGTAGCCACCAGGGTTCGAACCGGGCGTGACCGATTGCAGAATTGTGGAGCCTTCACCGATCTGACGAAGCCCGACACCTCCATCAGGATTGCTGGCGACCAGGGTGGAAATCGAGCCGGTATCGGGATCGCTGTTATTGGGGGTATTCACGGCGGCGAGTGTCATCACGTAGAATCCGGGGGCACCCGCCCACGGCAACGACAAGAGCGTATACGTCGCCATCAGGACGTCGGCCCGCGGCCGATCCAGAAGAAGTGTGCGGTCCCGCTCGAGAGGTCCGCGAGCGGCACGCCGACGCCGCCGAGGATCGTCCCTGGGGCCGCGACCGTATTGACCGCCCCATAACCAGGGCGATTGATCAAGCCTTCGCCGCTGATCTGATCGGTAATCGCGTTCTGCGCTTTCCGCAGCTCCCGATCATCGAGCGCGAATTCGTCGCTGTCGGTGTTGACGCCCAGACTGCCGAGGCCGTAGATCTTGCGCGGGGGCACGCGTTACCACCAGTCCCAATCGCCGCCCCATCCCGATAGGCCAGGACCGTAGGTGTCATCGAACACCCCGCGCACGATTGACGGCGAGGAAGCATCGCGCGGTTCGGCCACGACTTTGATGCTCTCTTTTTCGGTGCTGTAGACCTGCAGCCAGGTCGTGTCAGGCGCGAAGCTGCCGTCGTCCGCCTGCTTGCCGAGCGCGTACGCCGCCGTCCACGCCATGAGCGCGTGATCGGATTCCCCCGGAATCGGATTGAAGCTGTCGGCGGTCAGCACCGGCAGCGTCGGCACGTAGACGAGGCGACACGGAATGTTGCTGCCGACCCGCGGCGCGTTGTAGATCGCCGGCATCATCACGGGCGACCCGGCGTTCACCAAGGCCACGTAGACGATGCCCCCCGTGCTGACATCGATCGACGCCCGCTCGAGCGCGCTGGTGAAATCGAGCGACGTCAGACTGGCCCGCTGGAACCTGATCGGCCGGTTGTAGTCACTCGCGTCGCGCGGCGTGAGAAGCAGGATGCGGAACAGATCGGAGGGAACCCCTACGAATGCATCGGCAGCAGCGGGCAGTACGACTGTCGTGTTGATGCTGACGAAGTGGTCCTGATGGAGATCGACGAGCGCGCGCCAGAAATCCTTGCAGCCCGCGATCGTATGGGCGAGCAGCTCCGCGTCGTCCCAGAATTGATCAGGAGAGATCGCGCCGGATTGGACGAGCGGCGCGAGAATCTGCGTCCGCGTTCGGGCGACGATTGCTCCCAGTCGCGTGGGCACAATGCATTAGCTCCAGAACAGGCGCACGCCGAGAATCGCGGTGGTGATCTCGAGCACGAAGCTCGTCACCGAAGGGTCGAGCGCGATCGTCGTCGGATCAGTGTCGTGCAGCCGGAGGCCGGTGTCCCCCGGCAACGCTTTGAGGAGGATCGCGTTCGTGTTGCCGGCCGGTGGGACGATCGTGACGGCGACGGCCGTCGCCACGCCGGTTTCCGGTATGTCGATCGTGTTGGCGCCGACCTCGAGATTGATCAACTGGATCATGCCGGGACTGGCGAGGTTCTGCAGCGCCTCCACGGTCTGCGTGAGCGTGAGATCGCCGGTGTAGGTGAACGTCGTCGTGCGCGCACAGGTCGTGCTCATTGCTCGACCCCGAGAATGTGTAACTTCTCGGCATTCGTGCCGAGGACGTAGAGCGCGGACAGCCGGAGCTGCCCCTGACCGACGGCTTCGAAGATGTAGGGCGCGGGCGGCACGCCACCCGACGCGGCGGGCAACCGCACGCCGTGCGACGAGGACGAGACGGTCGAGGCCGTGCCCACGTACACCGGATTGGCATTCGCCGCGTCCGGTTGGATATGCAACTGCTGCCACGGGATGTCATCGCGCGCGGCGTTCGACAGCACGGTCGAAAGCTGCTGAGCACTCCCGTTCAGCGTCAACGTGTAGTCTTTCACGCGATGACTCCTTCAGGCGGCATCGCGCCACCGATAGCGTGTGCGGAGTTCGGCCGGTGTGCCACCTTGGCCTCCGGTGCCGAGGTTGTAGTGATTGGCGATCTGCGCCGGCGTCAGCGCGGCCTTGTAGACAGCCACTTCGGCGAGGTCACCGTTCAGCACAATCGTGCCCGCATAGCCGCCCAGTTCGGTCGCCGCCGTGGTGCCGATATTGACCCCCGCCGTGATAGCCGTCACCGGACCAATCGCCACGCCGTTGCTGTAGAGCGTGATCGTGTTCGCCGTGCGCGAGACCACCGCGACAAGATGGCGCCAGCGGAGGTCGGTAAAGAGTGTTGGCACACCGACCGCACTGGCCCAAAGCGTCGTGCCATCTGACACCTGACCATACAGTCCTGGCGAGGTGTCCGTCACAATGCGGATGCCAGCGACCGATGATCCCGCCCCCTTCATGTCCACGACATCCTGATTCCCGCCGCCCAGATACCGCACCCAGCATTCCAGCGTCACCGGCCCCGTCCCGAATGTTTGGTACGTCCCGGTCGCCACCGTCACACGTCCCGTCGATCCGTTGAAGCGATACGCGACTGAACCCGCATACGGCCCCGGCACGTTGAGCGTGACGCCGCCGCTGATCGTGCCGTTCGCGCCGGCGATCGAATCCACGGCACTCGTCCCACTGGTTTCTTGCAGCCGCCAATAGGCACTCGCGCCGTCGGCGATCACTTGCTTGGTGTAGCCGATTGGAGGCCCAGCCGCCGCGTGGGCGGACACTTGCGTCGCCGTCAGTGCGACCGGATAAAACGCGACATCATCGACGCTCCCGATAAAATTATTCGGGGATGCGCCGCCAGCGGAGTACGATCCGATCGCGAGCGCCGTAGATGGCGTGCAATCCAAACCCGCCGTCCCGACATCGCTTTGATTGTCGAGGACGCCATCGACGAACACGCGCACGCGATCATGCACGCCGTCATAGAGACGTTCCATCACGCCGATGACGTGCCGCCACGCGCCATTGTTCAGGGTGTTCACATTGCCCGTGATGCTGCCTGACGTGACGCCATTTGAGAGCCGGAACGTAATTCGATGGGTAGCGTCCAGAGACAACGCGAACCCCGCATTGGCGGATCCGGCGGTTTTGGTGTCAACGAAAAATTGCCCACCGCCAGCCGCTGAGTCCGTCGTTTTGATCCAACACTCGATGGAGAACCCTATCGCCGCCGGGATCGGATAACTCAGCATCCCTGGCACGTTGACGTAATGCCCCGTGGCCCCGTCAAACGCCATCGCTTTATTGCCATCCTCGATGGCACCGACTTGATTCAGCGTCACGCCGGCCGCAATCGTGCCGTTGCGACTGCCGATGCTGTCAGCCGCTGTCGTCCCAGACAGTTCCCCTAACCGCCAGTAAGCGACAGCTCCATCGGCCGCAACAAGATCGGAGTACCGGCCCATCGTTTGCTATTCGCCTTGCATGTCCCGTACGCGGGCGATGAAGAAACACCAGAGCTTGATCGTGATCGCGCTGATCTGTTTCGCCGTGGTGTTGCTCGTCCTGATCGTTTTTGTCCGACTCCAGTAAGTCTTCTTTAGCTCTCGAGCGCGTACGTTAGCGCGATGTCGATCGCCGTCGCCGTGGTGAAGCTGCTGCCCGTCTTCCCGATCGTGATCGCGGTGTTCGCATCGTTCTGCACAAACGAGGCGCCGTCGGCGAGGACCGTGACGCCGGTTGAGCCAGGGCGCAGGACGGTTGACTGTGTCAGGTTCGCCTGCGCGAAGGTGACGAGCTTGACGCTCGCGCTGCTCTGCGTACCGAGAATATCGACGGTCGTGCCCGCCGCGGCGGCACCACCGACCGCGATGGCCTGCACGTCGATCAATCGATACTTGCGGCCGGCGACGGCCGGCAGCAGCGTCAGGCCGGCGTTGACGTCGGCGATCGCGACGCGCGTACGGAGACTCCGCACTTGCGTCGCGGGGCTGCCGCTCGAACCCGACGTGCCGGTGCCGACGACGAGCTCGTTGGTCAGGCCATCGACGTACACGCCGTTCGCGTTCGGCGTGTTCGCGAAATCCGGCGGCGCCCCACCCGTCGCCGGCCCGCGCTCAATCCAGTGTTGCGGCATGGAATCCTCCCTACGGCGCGGTGATCGCGAAGCCGTCGCCACCGTCCGCCGCCGCCGAAATCGTGAACGTATCGGCGAGCGTGACGAGCGCGAACCGCAGACCGTTCGCGACGGCGAGGCCGTTCGGGTTCACGTACAAGCCCTCGTAGAGCGTGCCGGGGTTGCCGCTCGACACGGCGCCAAGCGGAATCACGAGACGGCTCGCGGCGGTCATGCCCGAGAGCGCGCCGTCCGTGCCGTCGTCGAAAAATTTCAAATAGCTGGCTGTCGAGGATCCGGCGACGTTCGTCTTGCGGATGTAGACACCATACAGCCGCGTCGCGATCAGGCCGTAGAGGCCGCCGGTGGACGCCGTGATCAGCCCGCTGGTCGAGTTGACGAGCGGCGTGAAGCGCGCCTGCGGCGCCTGGAGGTGCTGCGCCATCCATCGCCGCAAGCCATCGAAGGCCCGCTGCGCGCCGGGCGTCGCGCCGGCAAGCGCCATGTCCACGCGTTGCCAGATGGCGGACTCCGCTTCGATGGCGGCCGCCGCCGCCTGGTTCGCCCACAGATAGCCGTCGGGCGACTGCGTAAATTGCTTCGTCCAGTTCATCGGCCGTCTCCTCGTGATTGAGTTTTCCGACGCAGCGCCGCGATCGATCCGTTCGGGGACGGCGGCAGCTCGATGTCTTCCCGCTTCCTTGGGAGCAGCGATTGCAATTTCAAGCCGACGCCGGCGAGCTTGTCGATCAGTCCCGGTTGCTGCGCGTACCAGTTCTGCAGCCAGTCCATCGTGGCCGCATCCTTGTCGGGCGGCGCCGGCGCCGGCATGCGCGACTCGCCCGACCAGAAGACATTGGGCGTAAACGGCCGGCGCGGGTCGTCGGGCATCAGTCCTTCTCGGTCACGGTGAACGTCGCCGCACCCCGGCGGCCATCGGTCGTCGTCACCACGAGCTCGCCGCTCGTCGCGCCGTACGGCACGAGCGTCTGGATCACCAGCGGCGTCCAGAGCACGACGGGTGCCGGCACTTCATTGAGAAACAGCGTGCCCGGTTGATCGCCGAAGTCGGTGCCGGTGATCACAATCGCCGTGTGCTCCGGTCCACTGCTGGGATCAAGCGTGAACGCAAGCGTGGTCGGGTCGGCGATGGACATCCGCATCGAGGTCGGCACCGCTACATCATTCGGTTCGTCGTCGTGCTCGACTCGTTTCGTCATGCGCTTGGCTCCGTGGGGGGCGGCAGGTCGCTGGGTCTTCCGGCGTTGAGGACTCGCTCGCCTGTTCGGGCCTGAAGACTTCGCCACGCGTCACCTGTTGCGTGATAGACGTCGTCGCGCACCTCGCGATCGATTCCGCGGCGCTCGGCGGCATCGCGTTCATCCAGCATCTCGCCGTATTTCGATCCGCCTTCGAACATCGCCTTCTTGACGCGATCCTCCGTGAGCGGCCCGCCTTCGACCGCCCAGGTATCCCGCGCCGCGAGCTCGCCGACGACGTAGGTGAGAAAGCCTTCGCTCCAGCCGTCGGTACTGGCGATCCACGTCACCGGCACCAGGTCATGCTTGACGAACATGGCCGTGTCGTTCTGGTCGTCGATGATCGCCTCACCCGTCAGGCCTTTGCTGTAGCGTTTCACCCGCGCCAACCACCAGACGGGTTTTTTGCGACCGGGCAGCATCCGCAAATCCGCATCGAAGGCCCACAATCCCTGCTGCCACCAGAGCGGTGGCGGCTCGAGGTTGAAGGGATTCAGATCCCGCACGTAGATCGCGCCCAGCTCGATCATCGGCGTTCGGCGTCGTCCTGCAGGTTGACCGTCTCCACGCCCTGGCGCGCATCGAAGTGCGTCGGGCCGCCCGCGTTCATGCCCTTCACCTTGCGGCCGACGCCCAGTACCTTGGTGCGATCGATCCGTTCGCCGGCGTTGCTCTGCTCGAGCGGCGAGCAGTCGCCGAAGGGATCGCGCGCGCCTTTGATGCCGAACAGCGACGTGAAGAGATTCGGGTCGCCGAGCGGATCCTCTGAGCCGAGCAGCGGGTTCTGCTTGACTGCCGCAACGGCGATCGCGGTCGGCACGTTCGGCGTCTCGCCGGGTTCGAAGTGGTAGTGCGTGCCGTCCCACTGCGCCGACAGCATCTTCGTGGTGCGGTTGACGAGCAGGACGGTATCCCCGAATTGCATGAGCAGTTCCCTCTATGAACAGGCGACGGTGGCGCCGGGCACAGCCCCATTCGTCGTCGCCGGCGTGAACGTACAGCCGACGCTCAGCACGCGTGTGCCTGGCGGTTGTTCCACGGTGATCGTCGCGCTGGTGAACGACAGGTCGGTGATGGCTTCCGTCCAATTGGGGTTGGCGCAATCGGGCGCGCCGGGAATGATCGCCACGGGCGCAATGGTCACCACATCGAATGGCGTCGTCCCGTTTTTGATCGCCTCCTCCGGAATCGCCTGACTGCCAGAGACGCTGATCGGCGCGGGGTTCTGCCCCGGTGCCGCATTGCCGCCCTGGTTGGTGCAGGTTGCCGTGACGTTGGCCGTGGCGGCCAGCGTGACGAGGACATCCCCGTTGCCTAACCCCGCGAGCGATGCCGCGGCTTCCAAGGCCAGTCCGAGATCATTGAAGCTGGGTTGCGCGTTCGCGCCGCCTTTCAGATGCACGCTGTTCGCGAGCAGGGTCACGCCCAGCAGGATCAACGCGAGACTCAGTCCGATTCGTCGCATGGTCATGCTCTCCTCGTCAGTCGTCGAATCTCGATTCGCTATTCACCACGCACGACAACGAACGTCATGCCAGTTAGGCCGTCGAGCCGCGCGCACTTGCCAGGATTGCGGCAAAACAGGTTGTAGCGCTTGTAATACCACGCCTCCCAACTGTGGCGCGCTGCCACGCCGGTTCCATCTCGGACGAGGATCTCGCCGCTGGTGCCGCTCACCCACTTGCCTTTCTCGCTGGTGTACCTCACGAAGTCGCCGCCGGTCGTGTCCACGAGGAACATGCTTCGCAGCGGCAGGGTGCGGATCGCTTTGTACGCGACGGACCCCATCGTCAGGTCTTCCTGCTGGAACGCGCGCGTGCCGCCGTCGGGATTCATGCGGCTCGATTGATCGGCGTAGCGGCGATCGGCCTGGGTCAGCAGGATGTAGACGCGACGCACCGAGTGATGCGACCAGATCGCATTGACCTCGCCGTCGAGTCGCTGGTTGACGATGTCGCTCACGCGCTGCAGCAGATCGAACGACAACGCGCCGGTCGAGGCCGAGACGTAGGACGTGTAGTTCGGGTAGAGCGCGCGATCGACGCCGAAATAGTTCTGTCGGTAGGTCCCGTCATCGATGAGCGCGGTGATGCCCCAGGGCGCTTTCTCGTACGCGGTATCGAGCGCATCGGTGACGGACGTGTTCGCCGCCTGCACCACGTAGTCGCCCGTCGTCCAGCTCGGCGCGGCCGACACCGTCACGTCGGTGCCGTCGCTGTTGACTGCCGTGACTTTCGGCGTATTCGTGCGGATGACACCGTTTGCGGGATTGATCGCAGCGAGCGTCATGCCGCGCTTGATGAAGCGATTGCCGAACGCGCTCGTGATCGCGACGCCGGTCGAGGAGACGTTGCCGGGGGAATTGAGCTCGAGCGTCGTGCCCGATGTGGTAGCATCGACAATCGCGAAGACGCCCCGCCCATCACTCCCCAGGTAAAATTCTTCTCGATAGGCGATGTCATCGATGAGACGCTCCATGTTCTCCGAGCGTGTCGATCGATACGCGCCCTCGCGTGACTGCGTGTCATCGAGTTGTTCCTGCGTGACACGCCACCGCGCCATGATCTTGCGCTGCGTGATGAACCCGGTGATGTACTTCTGATTGTCGGCGACCGGGATCGCGCTATCGGAGCCGACGGCCATCGGGGAGTTGTTTCTCTCGACGTGCGCGCTCCACTCTTTTCCGCGCCCGCCGTCCCAGGGGGAATCTTTGGGTTTGAATGCGTCGCGGAGCTGAAACTTTTTCAGCACGCCTTCGGCGATGACATCCTCGTAGGTCGTTTTGAGGAGGCCGTCCTCTGTCGCAGCATCTGATCCGGGTCCAGCCATGATGCATCCTCACTCAGCCCATTGACGCGCGCGAGAACCGGGGATCAGCGCCCGAGTGCTTCGGCTTCCTTCTCAGCGTGCTCGAGCATCTGCTGCACGGTCATGTTGCTGTAATCCGGTTTGCCTTTTTGCGTGACCACCGGCGCGGCCGGCCCGCTGCGCGGCACGGGGCGCCGCAGCATCGGGATGGTGGCCTGGCGCCGCGCGGGTTCGAGCATGTCGGTGACGTACTCCTTCACGAAGTCGTCGATCAGCGTCTCGTCGTTGGCCTCGTAGCGTCGCGCGAACGCCGCGTGTCCCTGCGGGTCCGTGCGCTCGTCGGGAATGAGGGCGCCGAACGCCGCGCGCAATTTGCCCTGTTGGCCGGGCGTCAACGCGTCCACACCGATCTCGGTGGCGAAGGCCTCGTCGAGACGGTCGAGGAACCGATCGGTGTGGGCATTCCAGACGTGATCGCGGGCCGCGGTGATCGAGCTTCCGTCCTGGACCAACGCCGCGACGCTCCGAATCAATTCCGGCGTGACGTAGCGCAAGTGCGCGAACTGCGGCAGGCTGTAGAACGCGTTGGCGATCTGCTCCGCTTCCGCCTGTTTCGGATCCGACGGAGCCACGCCGGCGAGGGCGGCGATGCGGCGGTTCTGTTCGGCGATGTAGCCGCGCGCGCGCTCGAGCTCGCTCGCCGTGCGATTGACCGCCGCTTCCGCGCGCCGGTAGCGATCGGGATCGATCCAGGCCGAGCGATCTTCCTTGTAGGTGAACGTCTTCTCGCCGCCGGCCGCCGCCGCGCCGTCGGCCGCTACAGGAGCCTGGGCCGGGGCTGCCGCCCCATCACCGCCAGGGGGGCTGACAGTGCTCCCAGTGGCGCCACCGCCGGCGCCAGACTCCGCAGCAAAGTACACAGTCGGGCTGTCCCAATGAGTGAGTGTCATGACGCCGTGCCTTTCCCGAACAGGTGTTACGCGGGATTGCGTATTACACGATCGCGGTTTGGGTCGTACGCGTGAGGTCGGGTCTTACGCGAGTGTGCGACCGGAGGGAGGTCGCAGCGGTTTGTTACACGAGGTCGTACGCGGTGGACTATACACCCGAGTTTTGGGCCATGCCAAGCCTGCTCATCCGGTGCCGGTGGGGTTGATGGCCTCAAGGTACCGCTGGCGCTCTTCCTGGCCGGTGACCTGGAGCACCCGCGGCGGCAAACTGTTGAGTTGGGTCTGCCAGTACGCCTGATCGTCCGGCGTCGTGGCGGCATCCAGCTTCGCATGCAGCGCGTTGTAGGTCGCGCGCTCGGTCGGCGACAACGTCGGGCCTGATCGGGTCGCGCGCATCAACGCCGCGAGCGCATCCCGCATCTACGTCCCCGGTCCCGCGCCGACGGCCGGCATGGCCGGCTGCGCCTGGTTGCCGATCGGCGCCGTATTCTGATTGCTGTTCGCCATCGCCAGGCCGGCGCCTTGCGGCGGGCCGCCCGGTTCGCCGGGCGCGGTGCGCGACGCCGGCGGCGGAATGTCCGCGGCGGCGAGGAAGGCCTGACGCACAGCCGGATCGGCGGCCATGTCCTCGCTGCCGAAGCTGTAGGAGATCTTCGGTTTCTCTGGCGGCGGCGTCGTGGCGTTGCCGATCTTCTGATCCATCTCGCCGAGATATTTCGCCACGAAGTACCGCGCCTTCGGAATCATCTTGAACAACTCGATGGCCTCGTCGCTGACCGCCCACTTGACGAGCTCGATGCGGTGGATGGGGACCTCGTACCACGGCTGCAAGACAAACGGGTAGGTCGGATCCGTGCTTGGATCCGGTGGCGGAGGCGGAATCCCTCCCTCCGCCCCCGCCGCCGGAGGTGCAGCCTGCGGAACGTACGTCAACGCAGCAGGCGTGCGAATCCAGTTCATGAACAGTTCCTGATTCTGTAGCGCCGCCTGATGCTGATTGTCGGTCGCCGGAATCAGATCGGTCTGTCCGAGTTTCTGGTAGACCGCGTATTGCGTATCGGGATTGTTGATATCGACGCCGCCGAGTTGTTTGAGATGCTCGATCGACGCGCGCTCGGCGAGCTGAGTTTTCGGCTTGGTGCTGCCGTCCGCCACTTCGAACGTGACCTCGCCGTCGAGATCCGCACGCTGGAAGGTCTGGAAGTTATACCCGCGGCCGGGCGTGATCACCGACTGCACGCGTTTCTCAGGACCGAATTCGCGTTCGATTTCAATCTGCGAGCGCGTCAGATCGCGGAACGCGAGCGCGCGCGATTTGAACGCCCCGGCGAAGCGCGCTTCGCCCGCCTCGACGAGCAACTGCATCGCGGAGAACGCTTCGACGTTCGGCGGTTTGCGTCCGCGCAGCACGTCGTTCGTGCCGAGCGCCGCGTCAATCTCCTCGCTGATCTGCAGCCGGAGCTGCACCCACGACCGCGGCGGATCCTGGCCGGGCCACTGTTCCGGTTTGCCGCCGCCCGGCGCCGGCGCGTATTCGGCGATGAGGCCCGGCATGGCCGGCGAATCGCCGAGCCACTGGATGTCCTGGCCTTTGGGTTTCAAGATCTGCGGAATCGCCATCCGCGTCATCATCATCTCGACGATCGAGTCGAGGCGATTCAGCTGATCGAACTTCCCCATCGCGGGATCGAGCGCGCCGGTGCCGAGCACGCGCCCGCCGACGTGTTCGTACGCTGCGTGGTGAAACGTCCAGAGCGGATTACCGTTCGCTTCGTGATACGGCAGTGGGCCGGGCAAGCCCTCCGTCTCCTCGAGATGGAGCACGACGGGCGTGCTGTCGCCGGCGACGCGCATCACGAACCCGTCGGGCCGCATCGGCGTCGGGCGTTCCCAGAGCTCGTATTCGGCGACGCCTTCTTCGTCGCCGCTGCCCGCGGCCGTGCCGAGCAGGTTCGGACTGAGCTCGGTCTGGAACGGCAGCGACTGGAAAATCTGCAGCGACCGCTCGGTCGAGGTTTTCGCGAACGTGATGCGCTTCACGTACGGCTCGAGCGCCGGCTGCGATTCATAGTAGGCCTTCGTGCGCCAGCGCATCCGGATCAGCCGATCGACGAGGCTCCAGCGTGGCCGCATGAAGGGGAACGCGACCTCGAGCGGCGAGAGCGCGGTGGTGACGGTGTGGCCGTTGGCGCGCACGTCCATCCGCGGCCGCCCGTCGGGACCGACCGCGCGCACAAACGGGCCGGGTTTGCCGCACATCGGACATTTCTGCCCGGCTTTCGCGATCACGTCGCTCGTCACTTCGTAGCCGCACGAGAGACAGCGTTCGAACGGCACTTGGAGGTACGTCCCGTCATCGTCGTAGCTGACGTGATAAATCACATTGCCCGTGACGATGAACCAGTAATCGCCTTCGTGCAGCACCTGGTCCATGTCGTTGGCGATATACAACACCGGCGCGAGTTTGTCGGCGGTCGTCGCCGTCGTCATCGACTGGACGTCGTTCTTCAACGGCCGCACGTCCACGCCCAACGTCGCCGCCGTGAACATCGCGCGGATTGCCTGCAGGCCTTCTTTCGGCTTGCTCGTCACCGGCCGCGGCACGCCCTTCGCGACGCGGCTGTCCATCCAACCGCCGTTGCGGTCGTAGACGCCGAGCCACTGGCGCATGTTGCAGTAGTGAATCGCGCGCGTCCACACGCGTTCATAGCGCCAGCGGTCGGCGAAACATTCGCGTTTGGCTTTGTCGAAGTGCTCGAGCAGCGGCCTGTCGGGATCCCCGGCGCCGCCGGGTGTCACGACGGCGGGAGCACGACCAAACGTCCCTGACGCGACCGCCATATCACCTCGCCGGCGCCGGGAGTCGTCCGTAATTCACCGTCCCATCCGGATGCCAGCCGGCGGGCGCGTGCGCGGGGTTGTCTTCGAAAATCCCCATCGCGGAGATCTGCTCGAGCAGATCGCTCGCGCTACTCGCGGGCGTCGCGGCCGGCGTCACCTGGAGGGTCGGGACCGGGATGTCGATGTTCAGAATCTGCTTCAGCAGCAGCGCGCGTTCCGTCTCGAGCTGATTGACGCGCGCGCAGAGGAAGGCGATGGTCGTTTGTTGCGTCTCGACGCGGCGGGTCAGTTCCTCACGGCGGGCGCGTTCAGCGGCGAGATCCTCGAGCATCTTGAGGCGAGCGCCCCACATGCCCTCGAATCGTACACCCGACGTCAATTCATCCGCTTGGACGGTTGAAACACCTGCTGCGCGAAGGCACTCACGCGCATCAGTTCGCGCTGCTGATGGTCGCTCAGCGCGTCGAATTCCGCGCGAATCATCGTTCGCAGGCGCAGCAGGCCCGTCAGCGGATCGACGTCGAAGACCATCGGCAATCCGCACGCGAGGCACCCGCAGACGTCGCCCGGTCCTGGGGTGCCGACCGATCCGTCGCTCGAGCCGATCGCGTCCGACTTGTGGCCGCAGCGCGGACAGTGGAAGACGGCTACACGCGTCACGTCGGGCTCGTCATCGACCCTGATCGCCACCTGCGGCCACGTCTCGCGTACGCGCTCGATGGCCGCGCGCGTCAGTGTCTCGCGATTCTCGCGCGTGTCGGCGTATCCTGCCGCATCAAGCATCTCCTCGATGACGAGATGCATCGCGCCGGCGTCGTCCTGGTAGACACCGTCGGTGATCTTCTTCATGGCTGCTGCTCGATCAGTTCGGCATGATCGGCCGTCGTCATGATCAGCAGCATCAGTTCTTCGATCGTGACCGTGTCGCCCTGGATCACGCGATGGAATTCCTCGACGTAGCCCGACTTGCCGATGTAGTCGAGGATCACCGTCCGCAGCGCGGCGAAGTGCTTCGGCTTGAACTCGCCCAACATCTCGGCTGCCAGGATGAGCGGGGCAATCACGCGCGCACTGTCGTCGGTGAAGTGGACGCGCATGTCGTAGCCATCTTCGTCTGACACGCGCTCCAGTTGAATCGTGTCGCGCAACGTATCGAGCACGCGCCTAATGTGTGCCTCGAGCCGCCGCACGCGCATGTCGCGCATCGCTTCGATTTCGTTCATGTGGTCCCCCAGAAGTCGCCGAGGCTGTAGGCTGCGACCTCCCGCGGCTCGTCGCGCTCGACGGAACGCAGGTATTCAATCTCCGCGCGCGTGCGCTCGTCGAGCTTCGACAGATCGCGTCCCTCCGGTTTCGGCGCGACGCCCGGCGGTTCCGGCCGCGACATCACGAGATAGCGCAGCGCCTTGGCCGCCTGCACCGGTCCGTCATCGTCGAGATCTTCGGGATTCGCCGTCGCCTGCAGGAGCTGCGGCACGGTCCGGATGAGCGTCGAGCAGTCCGGACTCACAATCAGCGCCGGCTGCTCGCCGGCCGGCGTGATCATCGGCTGGAACCAGTGCTGGAGTCGTTGCCACCCGTTGATCGGATCGTGATCGGACCGGATCACCGGCACGCCGTGCAGGTAGAGCGTTTCGAACGTGTGCTCGCCGATTTCATCATCGGGAACGGTCTTCAGCGGGTTGCCCCACACCTGGCTCATCGTCAATTTCGATTGCGCGTTGATCAGGCTGATCGCTTTGGCGACATCGCTCGCGACCGTTTCGTTGAACGTGTGCTCGCGCTCGATGTAGAGCCGCCCGTCGGGCAGGACGACCGCCCAAAGCATGATCCCCGGTCGGAAAAAGCCCCAGTGCAGGCCGCAGAGGCGCGGGACGTCGTGCGGCACATCGATGTGCTGCACGCGGTCGTGCCGGACGAAGGTTTTGAAATATTGGCGCGGGAACACGTCGCGCCGGCCGAAGCGGAACATCGCGCGCCGCTCCGGTGAGAGCCCGGCCAGGTTTTGCACGTACCGCGGGTCCGCGTATGGGTTGTCCTCGAGTTTCGCGGCCACGAAGTGGTACTGCGACGGATCCCAGTCCGGAAATTTCGTGCGATCGAACGTTTTGTCGATGAACATCTCCTCGACGAACGCCGAAAGCGGACCGCCAGGGTTTTCGCCGGCCAGGACGAGGCCGCGCCAGGTCGATCGCTTCCGCGTGCGGCCCGTCGAGGGCATGATCTCGACAAATTGGGTCTGTTCGAATTCCTCGAGCTGATCGAAGACGATCAAATCGACGTCGCCGCCGATGTAGGCCTTGTAGGCATCGGGTTCGAAGCAACTCCCCCACGTCAGCTCGCTGTCGTTGTCCCAGACGACTGAGTTGGTCATGTACTTCGCGCCGATCTGCTTGGTTTCGCGGATCGCGTAGCGCATGTGATTCAGGCGCAGCTCCGGCATGGTGCGCCGCAGGAACAACACGCTGAAATTCTCGAATTTGCCGCAGTAGCGATACGCGACCATCCGTAACAGATGCGATTTCGCCGAATTCCGATGCCCGCCGATGGCGATCGCCGCGTACTGCTGCGATTCGATCGCGTCGAGGAGCTCGACTTGCTTCGGCAGCGGCAGAAAAAACAGCCGCTTGTCGGTGGTGAGCTGTTTGTACGCGAGTTGGCGCTCGAAACACTCGTCGGTCGGGCACGCCCAGGCGGCGACGCGGTCCACCGTGCGCTGAATGAATTCGCTGTCGCAAAAACAGCAGCGAAATTCCGGCACCCAGCCGAGCGTCGTCATGATCGGCTCGTGATCCGCCTGGTGATCAAGACGAAACAGTGTACGCACCAGCCGTGATGCCACGTCCAACGGTTGCAACGTGGACAGAGAATCTCGTCGCGGTCATTGGCGCTCATGTTTCGAGGATCGGCATCCCGTACTGCGCTTCGAAGTGGCGGCGCGATCGTCGATAGAGCTTCGTCTTCACGCCCTTCGTGTCTTCGGTCACGAACGCGACCTCGCCGGCGCGACGATACACGAAATCCGCGATCCACTTGCCGACGACGTGCGTGCGGCCATCGACGATCGACACGACGGTGAGATCGTATTCGACCTGGCACTGCAGATCGCTGATCGCCTTCGCCTGCTCGAGCCGCTTGAGCTCGAGATAGCGCCGGCCTTCCTTCGTCGAGGCGAACCAGAGGCCGACGATCGCGCAGCGCGCGGCGCGTTCTTTCAGCGTGCCCGTGCCGATGCGTTGCTGAGCGAATTCTGCGGTGGTGATGTCGGCCGCGGTGAATAGCGTGCCGTCAGGTGTGACGATGCAGGGCTCGGCGCGGTACTTCTGCCGTGCCTCAGCAGGCCTTTGTTTCGGCGCGGCGAGGCGGGCGAGATCGGTCGGCGTGACGCGTTCCCACCCGCGCACGGATCACGCTGCGCTCGCGCCTTCAGCCGGCGATGGCGTCTCTGGCGTCCGAGTCAACCGCTTCAGTTCGCGTAGCAACATCCGCCTAACCTGAGCTGTTCGCGAACGGTCGCCTTCGGCAGCCAACGCATCGACCTTGTCGAGCAGTTCGGCTTCCAGTCGGAGGTAGAGGGTCTTACGCGAGGTGTTACGCGCCATAGTGAGTCAGATTCTATAACACGAATTAACAACAGTACCGGACAATCTGACATTGAGTCAGGATTGTGGTATTGTGCCCGCCAATGTCTTCGCCCCAAGGGGTTGTGTCAGCCGAAAAATAACTGGTAAATAACCCAGTTTCTTTCCATGAAACGGAGCGGTAACGTGTGCAACTCGCGAGTTTCGGCTAGGTGTTTACGGTCCCGGCTGGTCCCCTCCACTCGCCGCCGGACCCCCATCGCCGCCTCTCAGGCGGCATCTGCCGCGCACATGGCCCACAGGTGTGGCACGCCTGGCACTTTCCGTATCGGCGGACAGCCTTGTTCGCTGCACACCGGTCAAGCATGACCGACACTGCTGACCCCCCGCGCCGCGAGCCGCAGTGGGGACGGACGTACCAGTGGGTGATCAAACAATGCCGCGGTAAACCCCTCGCCGCCCACCTGTACAGTCATCTCGCGTCCACCTACGGCTATCGCCATCGCACCTTTCATCCCGATCGCCAGCGACTCGCCGCGGAACTGGGCTGCAAGTCCGTCCGCACGATCGCCCGCGCGCTCGATCATCTGCGCGACATCGACGCCATCCGCACGACCGAACGCCGGCGCGACGGGAAAAATGCCGCGCTCCTGATCGAGCTCGTCGGGATCGACTACTTTCGGGAGGCTCCCAAGCAGGAGGACTCTACAGTCCCTCTGGCCGAGCAGGGGGACTCTACGATCCCTCTGAAAGGGCGTTCAGAGGGACTTGAAGTGGGGTTTCAGGGGGACTCTAGAGTCCCCGCACGTAACAGATCGATCTGTACAGATCTAAATACTAAGAACCCCCCTACCCCCCTTAAAAGGGGGGACCCCCCCGAAACAACCCCCCGCATCACCAGAGACGACCGGAACCGAGCGGCCGAAGTGATGAAACTGCGCTTAGGACGCTGCCTGGGTCACGACCCGCCCTGCCGGTCACCGGCGGAGTGTCGGGCGAAGTTGGCCGCCGAGTACGCCGTGAATCGCGTCGAGCTCGAACGCGAGAGCTTGCACGCCGCGATGGGTGTGCGGTGACGACGCGCCAGTGGGTCCGGGCAACCCGCAATCGCTTCTGCGGCCGATGCCGCGCCAAGATCCGGCGCGGGGACGCGATGGTCGAGATCCGGATGCACCAGGTCACGCGCGCGCTCGTGCGTTGTCCCGTCTGCGCGGACGCGGCGGTTCCGGATGATCTGCCGCCGCTCCCGGATCCGATCGCGCCCTTCAGTCCAGCCCCTTTTCCGGTCGGGGCCGTCAGCGCCGGCCGGCGCGGCCGATACGGAGAAGACACATGACCATCGCCCTCTGGATGTTCAACAGCGCGATCGTGATCGGGCTCGTCGTCTGGTGGCGCGCGCGGCGGGGGAGTCGCGACTCGGAGCTCCGCGTGCTCATGACGCGCAAGCGTGTGGCGGAAATGTGCGACCGCGACGTGCATTGACAATGCGCGGTACGATCAGCCGGGGCGGTGATGCAACTGTCCGAACGACCCGTCCGCGATGCGTGGCAAGTGCTGCACGAGACGGGCCTGCTGGGCATCCTCATCGCGATCCTGATCGGCGGCTGGAAAAAGTGGTGGATCTTCGGCTGGCAACATCGCGAAGTGATCGACATGCTGAACCAGCACCATGACGAGGAACTCACCCGCGTGTCGGCCGATCGCGATGACTGGAAGCGGATGGTGCTGGACGCGCCACGCCGCGACGTGTGGGACGACAACAAACGGCGCGCCGCGCAAGCGGCCCGCGAAGCCAGAGGAAGTGCCGCATGACGAAGCACGCCGCTCCGAAACCGACCGATGACGCGACCACGGCAGCCGAGGCCGCGCCGCGCGCGATCGAGGCGGTCGCGAAAGACAAATGCGTCGAGCAGTTCGACGGCTACGTCACGGTGACGATCGACGATGATCCCACGATCAGGCGCGGCGACGGATCGCCGGCCGAAGTCGGCGACGTGCTCAGTGTGCAACCCGATGGCACGCTGCAAGCGCGCGAATCGGGCGCGAACGGCGCGTACGAGCTCGCGAAACCGAGCGGCAACTGGCTCGTCTACCGCCCGATCGTCGGCGGCAAGGCCTTTCTGATTCCGCTCGCCACCGACTGGCCGAACGTATGATCACGGCCCTTGCGACTGGCGACGATGGTAAACAGATCATCGTGCTCGGACTGTCGTACGAGAACCTGAAGCGGCTCCGCGACGGAAAACCGATTCACGTGCGCTCAGATGTCCACGCGGGATTTCCGGAAAATCTCGCGATCATGATTTTCGCCGGCGCGACAGAACGCGCGATGGCCGAGCAACTGCAACCCTTGATTTCCGCCGCGACGAAGGTCATCGCCGTGCCGAGAGATCACGACAAGCCGAAAGGGTGAAGCGATGCGAACGCTCACGCGCGTAGAGACGGCCCTCGTGATCAACAGCGCGGCCATGACAGTCCCGCGGCCACCGCGCGACCGGCGCAATTTTCTGGCGAGCTACTGCAGTCATCGCGATGATGAAGACGAGGTCGTGTTCGATCCGATTTACTTCGGCGTGTGGTGGCAGAGCCGCGATTTCACGCGACTCGATCGCTGCCTCGAGGTTAAGCGATCACTCGGCGTGAATGCCATCCAGCTCGCCGTGCAGGGCGGCTATCCCGGCTACATGGCGGGCGCGACCTACGATTTCCGCACCAATCTCGCCGACTACGGCGCACTCTGTGACTACATCGTCGCGGAGGGCTTCACGCCGATCATTCTCGTCGGCACCGCGGACGGAGGCACCCATCAGGAAATTTACAACGGGCAGATGGCGCGGACCCTCGACGCCGTCGCGCACCTGGCGAAGGATGCGTGGTACTGCGCCGGCTACGAGCAGAATCTCGATCGGGGCGGCGCGTACAACTGCAAGAACATGGACGACGCGCTGAAGCTGATGCGATCACACGTCGGCGACGACGGGCTGCTCGCGCTCTGGCTGCAGCCGACGCGCTGCACGCCGGCCGGCTACTGGGGCAGCTACAAACCGAACAAGCCAACCACGCCCGACTGGAACCCGACCGAGCTCTATTGGAAGCAAAGCGATCAGAATCCCGACGAAGGCGCCTGGCTCGAGGTCGAGGATCCGTACGAAGGCGACGAACAGGGCGCGTACTACAAGAGCGCTGGCGTGGAGATCGACGGCTTGCTCTATCAGACCGATCACGGCAACAACGGCCCCGCCTACGTCAGTGGGGGACCGGGCCTCGACGCGCACGGCAAGCCGCGCTGGTGGGATCGCTGGATCGAGATCTGCGACCGCTTCCTGCCGCCCGGCACGCCGATGCCGCTCGCGCAGGGCTTCATCGATAGCAGCAACCTGACGCATCCGAACGCGACTGCGCCGTCGATCAGCGCACCGGACTGGTTCCACGACGCGAGTCGCCGCCGTGGCCGTCCGGTGCTCTGTCTCTGGGAAACGGTCCCGTACGAATACACGCGCGACGCCTGCAGCGACGAAGCCGTCCAACGCTGCAGTCAGGACTCGATCGGCCTGGGCGTTACCGTGCAAGGTTGCTGGCAACCATCGACATCGTGAGACTACGGTGTGCAGGTGATGACGATCGAAGAGCACTGCGCCAGGACTGGCGTGCCCGCGCAGAACGTCAAGCCTGTATTCGCGACGATGAACGCGTCGCGGTGCTGCACACCAGCCGCAACCGTCATCGACTGCGACTGCTGACTGGGTCCGAGTGTGCTGACGAGAGAACCGTCCCACTGGACATTCAACGTCAGATTGGTGCCGTTGCGAAATGTGATCTCCGCGGTGTTATTCGCTTGGCACGCAGGAGTGGCTGGCACGGGGGGGGTTGTAGGTGCTGTCGGAGACGATCCGCCGCACGCACTGAGGACGAGTGCAGCCGCCAACGTGAAAGAAACGAAGACGCGAGTATGCTTAGGGTCAGCCATCTGTCGGCACCTCCTATGTGCCGGTTCGTGGTTAGAGGCGGCTGACGTCTCATCACGTCAGTTGCCTCGCTCTACTGTATCACGTTCCTGCCGGAACACCCATCAAGCTGCGGCGACATGGCGTACGCCCGTTCGACACGTCTTGCAAATGAACTCGACGTCGAACGGGTCGCTGTAATCACCAAGTTGGCGAACCTGCAGTTCGTCCATCGAGCCGCACGCGCACGGCCGGCGCTCGAGCTTCCCGCGAGCGAGATGAGAATTTGTCAGACGACGGCAATTCGCACGGCGCCGAGCTTCGGGATCCAACTCGGAGTGCTTCGGTCGCGTCGCGCGGGCATATTCGTTGTGGCAGGCGCGACAGTACCGCTGCCCAGGACGATCGTTGTCCTCGCCGCACTTCGAACAGAGCGGAGAGATACCCGTCTTCACCCGTCGCGGCCTGCGCCGCTGAAATGTGGAACGTGAAACTGTTCCACGTGGATAGAGGCCGAGAGCCGCCAATACCTCGACTGTGACTGAGTCCATGTCGGACTCCTTCTGACGCGGGCGGTGGGCTGGGCAGCCACTGGAAAGCACCCGCAGAGGCGTAGTAGGGCAGATCCCGTAACACTTGTCAACCGTGTAGACAGTTGTCTACACTAGTCAGCCTCATGGCGAAATCTCGATCGACGGTGACGATTTCCGTGCGCGGCCCGCGCCGCTTGCGTGATGACCTGTTCCGACTGGCGCGCAAAGCGCAGCGCACGCCGTCGGATTATTTGCGGCTGCAGCTTGCCGACATCGTGCGGCGGGCGCGTGATGACAAAGAAGGAGCGAATACATGAGTGAGGTGAACCCGTCGGTGGCGGCGCTCAATGCCGAGATTGAAGTGCGCCAGGACGAGCTCGACAAGCTGCGAACCGCGCTCGGTATTCTGGAATCAGCCCGTGCGAGTGTCGCGCCGAACGGCCACGCCGCCGCGGCCAAGGTCGCCACGCCGAAGAAGCAGCGGCCCCGCCGCATGTCGGCCGCCGCGCGTAAGGCGATATCGAAACGGATGCGCGCCTACTGGAAAGCACAGCGCGCAGAGAGATGAGGTGACCGACGATGCCCGAATCGGCTGACCAACATGCGATGCGACAGACCTGGGTGGCGATGAGGAAGTTCGCCGCGGACGAACCGTTGACCGACGCCGACTGGGACGCCCTGAGTTGGTTGACGATGCTTGACCGCACGCAACGCTGGTTCGGGCCGGGCAACGTGCGTTGGGCAACGTCCGCGGCCGAGCGTGCCGACAACCTGGCGTTCTATCAGTCGCTCGGCCGTCAATGAGCCGCTACGCGAGCACGACGACGGTCAACGTCGATAAGAGCAAACGCGAGATCGAAGGCCTGCTGCGGCAGCATGGTGCCGAGCAGTATCACACCGGGTGGGACTCGACGAGGGACATCATCGAATTCGGCTGGAAGGGCAAACAGATCCGATTCGTGCTGCCGCGGCCCGCTCGGAAAGATCACGCGCGCTCGCCGGCGGGCCGCACGCGGACGCCGCGGCAAATCGACGACGCGATCGACCAGGCGGAACGGCAGCGCTGGCGGGCGCTCTATCTCATCGTCCGTGCGAAGCTCGAGGCGGTCGAGGCCGGCATCTCGATCTTCGAAGAGGAATTCATGGCGTTCATCGTCGTGCCGGGGTCGAACCAGACGGTCGGCGAGATTTTGGTGCCCCGCATCCAGGCCGGCACGTTCGACGTGTCACGCCTCCTGCCGGCGGGGACACCGTAAATGGCGAAGCCGCTGCTCATTCTCGACGAAGTCGTGGCGATGCTCAAGGTGACGAGCGCGCCGAATCGCGTGATTGAGGCCTTCCGGCAGCAGGCTGAAGCGGTCCTGGCGGCACGTAACATCCGCGAGGTCGAGGTCACGACAGATGAAGAACCCGAGGTGGATTCCATCACGGTGAGCTCGAGCTACGGGCAGAAGACGCAGAAGGGCTATGTGGAATTCACGCTGAACGAACAACGGTCGCAGATGCCGCCGGCGAAGGCGCGCGAGGTTGGACTGATGCTGCTCGAGGCCGCCGAGGCCGCGACATCGGACGAAATATTCGTGAAACTGCTGCGCGAGAAAGTCGGCATCGACGTCGAGCGCGCCGGCATGGTACTGATCGATCTGCGCGAGCTCCGTCAGGGGACGCGCGGCATCTCGTGGCCGTCATGAATCGCCCTGAACGGATGGCCCAGGCGGTGGACGAGATCGCCGCCGCGCTCGAATCTGATACGTTGCGACCAGAGGATCGCAAGGCGTTGATCGACATCATGCACACAACCGATCCCATGATGCTGAAGGTGTGCCTGCGCATGTACTACAGCGATCGTGATCGAGCGGATCGGACGCCACGCGAATTCCTATACGTGCATCTCGGAATGTTGCTCGGATGAAGAAGCGGCCGACAGACGTTCACGCGGGCAACTACTACGGTGTGCGCCACGGCGGCGGGCCGCTCGAGCCGGCGCCGCCAGGACGCCCGGATCACGTCGTCTGCCGGCGCGTGGCCGACTACGATATCTCGCTGCCGGCCGGCGCGGCGACCACGATCTGCAATCGCTGCGCGGCGCCGATCGCCTTCAACCCGAAGGGACCGCATCAGGACGTGCCGAAGATTTGTATGCAGTGTGCGCGGATCAAACCGCTGCCGATGACGTGATGCGGTGATGGGCCTGCGAGACGTGCTCCGGCCAGTAGACCGACGTCCGCCAACCCGATTTGTCTTTCGCCCAGGCGGCAATTTGGGCCTGCGCCCACGCGACCGCTTCGACGCGCTGCCGCGCTGACCAGCGTCGAATCACCGCGACGTTGACATTCGCGCCGGCAACCGCGAGCAGTTGATGGACGCCATCACAGACGAGGAGCGTCCGCAGCCGATGTTGGGATCGACGACGCTGTCTGTTGGAACGCTTACGGTCGCCAGCGCGCATTCGAGGCATTTTTCCGACGATCCATCCTTCCGCGGCGCCGTCCAATGGACGCGTCCCATCGACGATCGTGTCCATTCGAGCGGCGATCGGCTGGGCCGACGCGGCGCTCGACAGCGTCCCAGGGTGGCGGGGGTTCTTTGGCACCGACGACGAACCCCTTCAAGTCACTTGCCATGGATCCGCTTCTTCAGATTGCGGAGCGAATGCGCCGCTGCCGGTTTGCTCGAGCGCACATGTTCGGGTTTCCCGGCCATCGAACCGGAAGCGAAGTCCTCCAAGTCGCTGTCGGACATGCTCGCGCGTACTTGGCGCGCCATCGGGAAGTCAGCTCCCGCCTTGGCGGCCTGAAACAATCGCTGCGAGGCTTTTGATGGTGCTGGCATTGCATTCTCGCTTTCACGTTCGAAGGGCCAAGACGCGCGCGTGACAGGCTTCGTCGTCGAGACAGGCGAGAAGCTGCCGGCCGAGGAATTCGGTATAGGCCGGCGGAATGGCTTCGTTCAGTTCCCGATCGGTCATCCAGTCGATGCCCATGGCGGCGCGCTTGATCGCGCGCGAGCCGTTGCCGCGCACGTTATCGCCGCCATGGCCGGCAACCGTCACGTAGTCGCCGGTTGTCACGCGCCCGCGGTGTTGCGGATGGCGCGGCTGAAGCAGCAGGACGTTACTTTCGAACATCCGATGTCGGAGCACACGCAACCCGAACATCGCGCCGCAGAGCAGCACCTGTCGCGCGAGCGGCGCACCGATCACGTTCTCGATGATGAAGGGCCGCCCGGTGTGCTCGAGCGCCTGGCGTGTCGGCTCGATGAGGTCCGCGCGCTCGATCTCACGCCAGCGTCGAGCGGACCACGAGTAACGCTGACAGGGCGGGCTGGCATGAATCGCGTCGAACTCGTGCCCATGCCGCGCGACATATGCGAGCGCGTCATCCTGCACGAATTCGAAGGGGTAGCGTAGCTGCGACTGAATATCGACGCCGACGATGTCGTCGAAGCCGGCGCGATGATAGCCGACGGCAGCGCCGCCGGCGCCGCAGTAGAGATCAAGCAGTCTCATAGTTTCCGTGGTACGAGCTTGGGCGTACACGTGCAATCGCGTCCGAGGTCACAGTCGATCGCGTGAACCCACATCCGCCGCGGACCGCGCCGGCGCCCCTCACGATGATTGGTCGAGGTCTTCCTGCCCCGTCCAGCATCAACGCCGGCGCGGTCGAGCTTTTTCTTCACACGATTAGGGTGAGCGTGAGACACGCGAGCCCCGCTGCGATGAGATTGACCCTCGAGGGCACCGGCCACGCCGCGAGCAAGAACAAAACAAACGCGAGGACGTAGAGCACGAGATGCAGATTCCGCATGTAAGCCTCACCTCAATGATGCAGGCCGGGTGTTTCGATCGCTGCCGTTGCCGCTTTCAAGTCGTGGTAGTGCTGTAACTCATCGGCAATCAGCTCGAGATACGCGTCGAGCGTCGCCGCCCACAAGAACAGGCCGTCCGCATCGATTGACAGCACGTCGTGCTGCGTGCGGGCCTGGCCGATAGCGCGATACATCTGATCGATAACGGCGCGAGCTTGCTGGTGCGGCGTCGGCATACGCACCCCTTTTTCAAGAAAACACTTGACAAACGATTTCGCTTGTACTCCAAAACGCGGACGAGGCATACTCTGAATTGGACCGGACCAATTGCGATTGGACTGCAATCCAAACCAGTCCAATGCGCTAGCAGAGACAAGAGTGACATGTCAAGCAGAAAACGCGAGCTCCACGGGCGCCAAGCGGCTAAGCGTGCGCGCTCGAGTGGTCGCCAAGCGGCTAAGCGGTTGCACGCCCTGGCACGCCGAGGGATCGCGAGAATCGGAGTGTGCAGCCCCGTGCGGTGGAGCGTCAGAGAGAGCAGGCTTGACGAAGAAGCTGGGACCATGATATTTTGGAGGCCTCCAAAATATCATGGTCCCAGCTTCTTCGTCAAGCCTGCTCTCTCTGACGCTCCACCGCACGGGGCTGCACACTCCGATTCTCGCGATCCCTCGGCGTGCCAGGGCGTGCAACCGCTTAGCCGCTTGGCGACCACTCGAGCGCGCACGCTTAGCCGCTTGGCGCCCGTGGAGCTCGCGTTTTCTGCTTGACATGTCACTCTTGTCTCTGCTAGCGCATTGGACTGGTTTGGATTGCAGTCCAATCGCAATTGGTCCGGTCCAATTCAGAGTATGCCTCGTCCGCGTTTTGGAGTACAAGCGAAATCGTTTGTCAAGTGTTTTCTTGAAAAAGGGGTGCGTATGCCGACGCCGCACCAGCAAGCTCGCGCCGTTATCGATCAGATGTATCGCGCTATCGGCCAGGCCCGCACGCAGCACGACGTGCTGTCAATCGATGCGGACGGCCTGTTCTTGTGGGCGGCGACGCTCGACGCGTATCTCGAGCTGATTGCCGATGAGTTACAGCACTACCACGACTTGAAAGCGGCAACGGCAGCGATCGAAACACCCGGCCTGCATCATTGAGGTGAGGCTTACATGCGGAATCTGCATCTCGTGCTCTACGTCCTCGCGTTTGTTTTGTTCTTGCTCGCGGCGTGGCCGGTGCCCTCGAGGGTCAATCTCATCGCAGCGGGGCTCGCGTGTCTCACGCTCACCCTAATCGTGTGAAGAAAAAGCTCGACCGCGCCGGCGTTGATGCTGGACGGGGCAGGAAGACCTCGACCAATCATCGTGAGGGGCGCCGGCGCGGTCCGCGGCGGATGTGGGTTCACGCGATCGACTGTGACCTCGGACGCGATTGCACGTGTACGCCCAAGCTCGTACCACGGAAACTATGAGACTGCTTGATCTCTACTGCGGCGCCGGCGGCGCTGCCGTCGGCTATCATCGCGCCGGCTTCGACGACATCGTCGGCGTCGATATTCAGTCGCAGCTACGCTACCCCTTCGAATTCGTGCAGGATGACGCGCTCGCATATGTCGCGCGGCATGGGCACGAGTTCGACGCGATTCATGCCAGCCCGCCCTGTCAGCGTTACTCGTGGTCCGCTCGACGCTGGCGTGAGATCGAGCGCGCGGACCTCATCGAGCCGACACGCCAGGCGCTCGAGCACACCGGGCGGCCCTTCATCATCGAGAACGTGATCGGTGCGCCGCTCGCGCGACAGGTGCTGCTCTGCGGCGCGATGTTCGGGTTGCGTGTGCTCCGACATCGGATGTTCGAAAGTAACGTCCTGCTGCTTCAGCCGCGCCATCCGCAACACCGCGGGCGCGTGACAACCGGCGACTACGTGACGGTTGCCGGCCATGGCGGCGATAACGTGCGCGGCAACGGCTCGCGCGCGATCAAGCGCGCCGCCATGGGCATCGACTGGATGACCGATCGGGAACTGAACGAAGCCATTCCGCCGGCCTATACCGAATTCCTCGGCCGGCAGCTTCTCGCCTGTCTCGACGACGAAGCCTGTCACGCGCGCGTCTTGGCCCTTCGAACGTGAAAGCGAGAATGCAATGCCAGCACCATCAAAAGCCTCGCAGCGATTGTTTCAGGCCGCCAAGGCGGGAGCTGACTTCCCGATGGCGCGCCAAGTACGCGCGAGCATGTCCGACAGCGACTTGGAGGACTTCGCTTCCGGTTCGATGGCCGGGAAACCCGAACATGTGCGCTCGAGCAAACCGGCAGCGGCGCATTCGCTCCGCAATCTGAAGAAGCGGATCCATGGCAAGTGACTTGAAGGGGTTCGTCGTCGGTGCCAAAGAACCCCCGCCACCCTGGGACGCTGTCGAGCGCCGCGTCGGCCCAGCCGATCGCCGCTCGAATGGACACGATCGTCGATGGGACGCGTCCATTGGACGGCGCCGCGGAAGGATGGATCGTCGGAAAAATGCCTCGAATGCGCGCTGGCGACCGTAAGCGTTCCAACAGACAGCGTCGTCGATCCCAACATCGGCTGCGGACGCTCCTCGTCTGTGATGGCGTCCATCAACTGCTCGCGGTTGCCGGCGCGAATGTCAACGTCGCGGTGATTCGACGCTGGTCAGCGCGGCAGCGCGTCGAAGCGGTCGCGTGGGCGCAGGCCCAAATTGCCGCCTGGGCGAAAGACAAATCGGGTTGGCGGACGTCGGTCTACTGGCCGGAGCACGTCTCGCAGGCCCATCACCGCATCACGTCATCGGCAGCGGTTTGATCCGCGCACACTGCATACAAATCTTCGGCACGTCCTGATGCGGTCCCTTCGGGTTGAAGGCGATCGGCGCCGCGCAGCGATTGCAGATCGTGGTCGCCGCGCCGGCCGGCAGCGAGATATCGTAGTCGGCCACGCGCCGGCAGACGACGTGATCCGGGCGTCCTGGCGGCGCCGGCTCGAGCGGCCCGCCGCCGTGGCGCACACCGTAGTAGTTGCCCGCGTGAACGTCTGTCGGCCGCTTCTTCATCCGAGCAACATTCCGAGATGCACGTATAGGAATTCGCGTGGCGTCCGATCCGCTCGATCACGATCGCTGTAGTACATGCGCAGGCACACCTTCAGCATCATGGGATCGGTTGTGTGCATGATGTCGATCAACGCCTTGCGATCCTCTGGTCGCAACGTATCAGATTCGAGCGCGGCGGCGATCTCGTCCACCGCCTGGGCCATCCGTTCAGGGCGATTCATGACGGCCACGAGATGCCGCGCGTCCCCTGACGGAGCTCGCGCAGATCGATCAGTACCATGCCGGCGCGCTCGACGTCGATGCCGACTTTCTCGCGCAGCAGTTTCACGAATATTTCGTCCGATGTCGCGGCCTCGGCGGCCTCGAGCAGCATCAGTCCAACCTCGCGCGCCTTCGCCGGCGGCATCTGCGACCGTTGTTCGTTCAGCGTGAATTCCACATAGCCCTTCTGCGTCTTCTGCCCGTAGCTCGAGCTCACCGTGATGGAATCCACCTCGGGTTCTTCATCTGTCGTGACCTCGACCTCGCGGATGTTACGTGCCGCCAGGACCGCTTCAGCCTGCTGCCGGAAGGCCTCAATCACGCGATTCGGCGCGCTCGTCACCTTGAGCATCGCCACGACTTCGTCGAGAATGAGCAGCGGCTTCGCCATTTACGGTGTCCCCGCCGGCAGGAGGCGTGACACGTCGAACGTGCCGGCCTGGATGCGGGGCACCAAAATCTCGCCGACCGTCTGGTTCGACCCCGGCACGACGATGAACGCCATGAATTCCTCTTCGAAGATCGAGATGCCGGCCTCGACCGCCTCGAGCTTCGCACGGACGATGAGATAGAGCGCCCGCCAGCGCTGCCGTTCCGCCTGGTCGATCGCGTCGTCGATTTGCCGCGGCGTCCGCGTGCGGCCCGCCGGCGAGCGCGCGTGATCTTTCCGAGCGGGCCGCGGCAGCACGAATCGGATCTGTTTGCCCTTCCAGCCGAATTCGATGATGTCCCTCGTCGAGTCCCACCCGGTGTGATACTGCTCGGCACCATGCTGCCGCAGCAGGCCTTCGATCTCGCGTTTGCTCTTATCGACGTTGACCGTCGTCGTGCTCGCGTAGCGGCTCATTGACGGCCGAGCGACTGATAGAACGCCAGGTTGTCGGCACGCTCGGCCGCGGACGTTGCCCAACGCACGTTGCCCGGCCCGAACCAGCGTTGCGTGCGGTCAAGCATCGTCAACCAACTCAGGGCGTCCCAGTCGGCGTCGGTCAACGGTTCGTCCGCGGCGAACTTCCTCATCGCCACCCAGGTCTGTCGCATCGCATGTTGGTCAGCCGATTCGGGCATCGTCGGTCACCTCATCTCTCTGCGCGCTGTGCTTTCCAGTAGGCGCGCATCCGTTTCGATATCGCCTTACGCGCGGCGGCCGACATGCGGCGGGGCCGCTGCTTCTTCGGCGTGGCGACCTTGGCCGCGGCGGCGTGGCCGTTCGGCGCGACACTCGCACGGGCTGATTCCAGAATACCGAGCGCGGTTCGCAGCTTGTCGAGCTCGTCCTGGCGCACTTCAATCTCGGCATTGAGCGCCGCCACCGACGGGTTCACCTCACTCATGTATTCGCTCCTTCTTTGTCATCACGCGCCCGCCGCACGATGTCGGCAAGCTGCAGCCGCAAATAATCCGACGGCGTGCGCTGCGCTTTGCGCGCCAGTCGGAACAGGTCATCACGCAAGCGGCGCGGGCCGCGCACGGAAATCGTCACCGTCGATCGAGATTTCGCCATGAGGCTGACTAGTGTAGACAACTGTCTACACGGTTGACAAGTGTTACGGGATCTGCCCTACTACGCCTCTGCGGGTGCTTTCCAGTGGCTGCCCAGCCCACCGCCCGCGTCAGAAGGAGTCCGACATGGACTCAGTCACAGTCGAGGTATTGGCGGCTCTCGGCCTCTATCCACGTGGAACAGTTTCACGTTCCACATTTCAGCGGCGCAGGCCGCGACGGGTGAAGACGGGTATCTCTCCGCTCTGTTCGAAGTGCGGCGAGGACAACGATCGTCCTGGGCAGCGGTACTGTCGCGCCTGCCACAACGAATATGCCCGCGCGACGCGACCGAAGCACTCCGAGTTGGATCCCGAAGCTCGGCGCCGTGCGAATTGCCGTCGTCTGACAAATTCTCATCTCGCTCGCGGGAAGCTCGAGCGCCGGCCGTGCGCGTGCGGCTCGATGGACGAACTGCAGGTTCGCCAACTTGGTGATTACAGCGACCCGTTCGACGTCGAGTTCATTTGCAAGACGTGTCGAACGGGCGTACGCCATGTCGCCGCAGCTTGATGGGTGTTCCGGCAGGAACGTGATACAGTAGAGCGAGGCAACTGACGTGATGAGACGTCAGCCGCCTCTAACCACGAACCGGCACATAGGAGGTGCCGACAGATGGCTGACCCTAAGCATACTCGCGTCTTCGTTTCTTTCACGTTGGCGGCTGCACTCGTCCTCAGTGCGTGCGGCGGATCGTCTCCGACAGCACCTACAACCCCCCCCGTGCCAGCCACTCCTGCGTGCCAAGCGAATAACACCGCGGAGATCACATTTCGCAACGGCACCAATCTGACGTTGAATGTCCAGTGGGACGGTTCTCTCGTCAGCACACTCGGACCCAGTCAGCAGTCGCAGTCGATGACGGTTGCGGCTGGTGTGCAGCACCGCGACGCGTTCATCGTCGCGAATACAGGCTTGACGTTCTGCGCGGGCACGCCAGTCCTGGCGCAGTGCTCTTCGATCGTCATCACCTGCACACCGTAGTCTCACGATGTCGATGGTTGCCAGCAACCTTGCACGGTAACGCCCAGGCCGATCGAGTCCTGACTGCAGCGTTGGACGGCTTCGTCGCTGCAGGCGTCGCGCGTGTATTCGTACGGGACCGTTTCCCAGAGACAGAGCACCGGACGGCCACGGCGGCGACTCGCGTCGTGGAACCAGTCCGGTGCGCTGATCGACGGCGCAGTCGCGTTCGGATGCGTCAGGTTGCTGCTATCGATGAAGCCCTGCGCGAGCGGCATCGGCGTGCCGGGCGGCAGGAAGCGGTCGCAGATCTCGATCCAGCGATCCCACCAGCGCGGCTTGCCGTGCGCGTCGAGGCCCGGTCCCCCACTGACGTAGGCGGGGCCGTTGTTGCCGTGATCGGTCTGATAGAGCAAGCCGTCGATCTCCACGCCAGCGCTCTTGTAGTACGCGCCCTGTTCGTCGCCTTCGTACGGATCCTCGACCTCGAGCCAGGCGCCTTCGTCGGGATTCTGATCGCTTTGCTTCCAATAGAGCTCGGTCGGGTTCCAGTCGGGCGTGGTTGGCTTGTTCGGTTTGTAGCTGCCCCAGTAGCCGGCCGGCGTGCAGCGCGTCGGCTGCAGCCAGAGCGCGAGCAGCCCGTCGTCGCCGACGTGTGATCGCATCAGCTTCAGCGCGTCGTCCATGTTCTTGCAGTTGTACGCGCCGCCCCGATCGAGATTCTGCTCGTAGCCGGCGCAGTACCACGCATCCTTCGCCAGGTGCGCGACGGCGTCGAGGGTCCGCGCCATCTGCCCGTTGTAAATTTCCTGATGGGTGCCTCCGTCCGCGGTGCCGACGAGAATGATCGGCGTGAAGCCCTCCGCGACGATGTAGTCACAGAGTGCGCCGTAGTCGGCGAGATTGGTGCGGAAATCGTAGGTCGCGCCCGCCATGTAGCCGGGATAGCCGCCCTGCACGGCGAGCTGGATGGCATTCACGCCGAGTGATCGCTTAACCTCGAGGCAGCGATCGAGTCGCGTGAAATCGCGGCTCTGCCACCACACGCCGAAGTAAATCGGATCGAACACGACCTCGTCTTCATCATCGCGATGACTGCAGTAGCTCGCCAGAAAATTGCGCCGGTCGCGCGGTGGCCGCGGGACTGTCATGGCCGCGCTGTTGATCACGAGGGCCGTCTCTACGCGCGTGAGCGTTCGCATCGCTTCACCCTTTCGGCTTGTCGTGATCTCTCGGCACGGCGATGACCTTCGTCGCGGCGGAAATCAAGGGTTGCAGTTGCTCGGCCATCGCGCGTTCTGTCGCGCCGGCGAAAATCATGATCGCGAGATTTTCCGGAAATCCCGCGTGGACATCTGAGCGCACGTGAATCGGTTTTCCGTCGCGGAGCCGCTTCAGGTTCTCGTACGACAGTCCGAGCACGATGATCTGTTTACCATCGTCGCCAGTCGCAAGGGCCGTGATCATACGTTCGGCCAGTCGGTGGCGAGCGGAATCAGAAAGGCCTTGCCGCCGACGATCGGGCGGTAGACGAGCCAGTTGCCGCTCGGTTTCGCGAGCTCGTACGCGCCGTTCGCGCCCGATTCGCGCGCTTGCAGCGTGCCATCGGGTTGCACACTGAGCACGTCGCCGACTTCGGCCGGCGATCCGTCGCCGCGCCTGATCGTGGGATCATCGTCGATCGTCACCGTGACGTAGCCGTCGAACTGCTCGACGCATTTGTCTTTCGCGACCGCCTCGATCGCGCGCGGCGCGGCCTCGGCTGCCGTGGTCGCGTCATCGGTCGGTTTCGGAGCGGCGTGCTTCGTCATGCGGCACTTCCTCTGGCTTCGCGGGCCGCTTGCGCGGCGCGCCGTTTGTTGTCGTCCCACACGTCGCGGCGTGGCGCGTCCAGCACCATCCGCTTCCAGTCATCGCGATCGGCCGACACGCGGGTGAGTTCCTCGTCATGGTGCTGGTTCAGCATGTCGATCACTTCGCGATGTTGCCAGCCGAAGATCCACCACTTTTTCCAGCCGCCGATCAGGATCGCGATGAGGATGCCCAGCAGGCCCGTCTCGTGCAGCACTTGCCACGCATCGCGGACGGGTCGTTCGGACAGTTGCATCACCGCCCCGGCTGATCGTACCGCGCATTGTCAATGCACGTCGCGGTCGCACATTTCCGCCACACGCTTGCGCGTCATGAGCACGCGGAGCTCCGAGTCGCGACTCCCCCGCCGCGCGCGCCACCAGACGACGAGCCCGATCACGATCGCGCTGTTGAACATCCAGAGGGCGATGGTCATGTGTCTTCTCCGTATCGGCCGCGCCGGCCGGCGCTGACGGCCCCGACCGGAAAAGGGGCTGGACTGAAGGGCGCGATCGGATCCGGGAGCGGCGGCAGATCATCCGGAACCGCCGCGTCCGCGCAGACGGGACAACGCACGAGCGCGCGCGTGACCTGGTGCATCCGGATCTCGACCATCGCGTCCCCGCGCCGGATCTTGGCGCGGCATCGGCCGCAGAAGCGATTGCGGGTTGCCCGGACCCACTGGCGCGTCGTCACCGCACACCCATCGCGGCGTGCAAGCTCTCGCGTTCGAGCTCGACGCGATTCACGGCGTACTCGGCGGCCAACTTCGCCCGACACTCCGCCGGTGACCGGCAGGGCGGGTCGTGACCCAGGCAGCGTCCTAAGCGCAGTTTCATCACTTCGGCCGCTCGGTTCCGGTCGTCTCTGGTGATGCGGGGGGTTGTTTCGGGGGGGTCCCCCCTTTTAAGGGGGGTAGGGGGGTTCTTAGTATTTAGATCTGTACAGATCGATCTGTTACGTGCGGGGACTCTAGAGTCCCCCTGAAACCCCACTTCAAGTCCCTCTGAACGCCCTTTCAGAGGGATCGTAGAGTCCCCCTGCTCGGCCAGAGGGACTGTAGAGTCCTCCTGCTTGGGAGCCTCCCGAAAGTAGTCGATCCCGACGAGCTCGATCAGGAGCGCGGCATTTTTCCCGTCGCGCCGGCGTTCGGTCGTGCGGATGGCGTCGATGTCGCGCAGATGATCGAGCGCGCGGGCGATCGTGCGGACGGACTTGCAGCCCAGTTCCGCGGCGAGTCGCTGGCGATCGGGATGAAAGGTGCGATGGCGATAGCCGTAGGTGGACGCGAGATGACTGTACAGGTGGGCGGCGAGGGGTTTACCGCGGCATTGTTTGATCACCCACTGGTACGTCCGTCCCCACTGCGGCTCGCGGCGCGGGGGGTCAGCAGTGTCGGTCATGCTTGACCGGTGTGCAGCGAACAAGGCTGTCCGCCGATACGGAAAGTGCCAGGCGTGCCACACCTGTGGGCCATGTGCGCGGCAGATGCCGCCTGAGAGGCGGCGATGGGGGTCCGGCGGCGAGTGGAGGGGACCAGCCGGGACCGTAAACACCTAGCCGAAACTCGCGAGTTGCACACGTTACCGCTCCGTTTCATGGAAAGAAACTGGGTTATTTACCAGTTATTTTTCGGCTGACACAACCCCTTGGGGCGAAGACATTGGCGGGCACAATACCACAATCCTGACTCAATGTCAGATTGTCCGGTACTGTTGTTAATTCGTGTTATAGAATCTGACTCACTATGGCGCGTAACACCTCGCGTAAGACCCTCTACCTCCGACTGGAAGCCGAACTGCTCGACAAGGTCGATGCGTTGGCTGCCGAAGGCGACCGTTCGCGAACAGCTCAGGTTAGGCGGATGTTGCTACGCGAACTGAAGCGGTTGACTCGGACGCCAGAGACGCCATCGCCGGCTGAAGGCGCGAGCGCAGCGTGATCCGTGCGCGGGTGGGAACGCGTCACGCCGACCGATCTCGCCCGCCTCGCCGCGCCGAAACAAAGGCCTGCTGAGGCACGGCAGAAGTACCGCGCCGAGCCCTGCATCGTCACACCTGACGGCACGCTATTCACCGCGGCCGACATCACCACCGCAGAATTCGCTCAGCAACGCATCGGCACGGGCACGCTGAAAGAACGCGCCGCGCGCTGCGCGATCGTCGGCCTCTGGTTCGCCTCGACGAAGGAAGGCCGGCGCTATCTCGAGCTCAAGCGGCTCGAGCAGGCGAAGGCGATCAGCGATCTGCAGTGCCAGGTCGAATACGATCTCACCGTCGTGTCGATCGTCGATGGCCGCACGCACGTCGTCGGCAAGTGGATCGCGGATTTCGTGTATCGTCGCGCCGGCGAGGTCGCGTTCGTGACCGAAGACACGAAGGGCGTGAAGACGAAGCTCTATCGACGATCGCGCCGCCACTTCGAAGCGCAGTACGGGATGCCGATCCTCGAAACATGAGCGCCAATGACCGCGACGAGATTCTCTGTCCACGTTGCAACCGTTGGACGTGGCATCACGGCTGGTGCGTACACTGTTTCGTCTTGATCACCAGGCGGATCACGAGCCGATCATGACGACGCTCGGCTGGGTGCCGGAATTTCGCTGCTGTTTTTGCGACAGCGAATTCATTCAGCGCACGGTGGACCGCGTCGCCGCCTGGGCGTGCCCGACCGACGAGTGTTTCGAGCGCCAACTCGCGTACAAACAGCTCACCACCGACAAGCGGCTGTTTTTTCTGCCGCTGCCGAAGCAAGTCGAGCTCCTCGACGCGATCGAATCGCAGCAGTACGCGGCGATCGCCATCGGCGGGCATCGGAATTCGGCGAAATCGCATCTGTTACGGATGGTCGCGTATCGCTACTGCGGCAAATTCGAGAATTTCAGCGTGTTGTTCCTGCGGCGCACCATGCCGGAGCTGCGCCTGAATCACATGCGCTACGCGATCCGCGAAACCAAGCAGATCGGCGCGAAGTACATGACCAACTCAGTCGTCTGGGACAACGACAGCGAGCTGACGTGGGGGAGTTGCTTCGAACCCGATGCCTACAAGGCCTACATCGGCGGCGACGTCGATTTGATCGTCTTCGATCAGCTCGAGGAATTCGAACAGACCCAATTTGTCGAGATCATGCCCTCGACGGGCCGCACGCGGAAGCGATCGACCTGGCGCGGCCTCGTCCTGGCCGGCGAAAACCCTGGCGGTCCGCTTTCGGCGTTCGTCGAGGAGATGTTCATCGACAAAACGTTCGATCGCACGAAATTTCCGGACTGGGATCCGTCGCAGTACCACTTCGTGGCCGCGAAACTCGAGGACAACCCATACGCGGACCCGCGGTACGTGCAAAACCTGGCCGGGCTCTCACCGGAGCGGCGCGCGATGTTCCGCTTCGGCCGGCGCGACGTGTTCCCGCGCCAATATTTCAAAACCTTCGTCCGGCACGACCGCGTGCAGCACATCGATGTGCCGCACGACGTCCCGCGCCTCTGCGGCCTGCACTGGGGCTTTTTCCGACCGGGGATCATGCTTTGGGCGGTCGTCCTGCCCGACGGGCGGCTCTACATCGAGCGCGAGCACACGTTCAACGAAACGGTCGCGAGCGATGTCGCCAAAGCGATCAGCCTGATCAACGCGCAATCGAAATTGACGATGAGCCAGGTGTGGGGCAACCCGCTGAAGACCGTTCCCGATGATGAAATCGGCGAGCACACGTTCGAAACGCTCTACCTGCACGGCGTGCCGGTGATCCGGTCCGATCACGATCCGATCAACGGGTGGCAACGACTCCAGCACTGGTTCCAGCCGATGATCACGCCGGCCGGCGAGCAGCCGGCGCTGATTGTGAGTCCGGACTGCTCGACGCTCATCCGGACCGTGCCGCAGCTCCTGCAGGCGACGGCGAATCCCGAAGATCTCGACGATGACGGACCGGTGCAGGCGGCCAAGGCGCTGCGCTATCTCGTGATGTCGCGGCCGGAACCGCCGGGCGTCGCGCCGAAACCGGAGGGACGCGATCTGTCGAAGCTCGACGAGCGCACGCGCGCGGAGATTGAATACCTGCGTTCCGTCGAGCGCGACGAGCCGCGGGAGGTCGCAGCCTACAGCCTCGGCGACTTCTGGGGGACCACATGAACGAAATCGAAGCGATGCGCGACATGCGCGTGCGGCGGCTCGAGGCACACATTAGGCGCGTGCTCGATACGTTGCGCGACACGATTCAACTGGAGCGCGTGTCAGACGAAGATGGCTACGACATGCGCGTCCACTTCACCGACGACAGTGCGCGCGTGATTGCCCCGCTCATCCTGGCAGCCGAGATGTTGGGCGAGTTCAAGCCGAAGCACTTCGCCGCGCTGCGGACGGTGATCCTCGACTACATCGGCAAGTCGGGCTACGTCGAGGAATTCCATCGCGTGATCCAGGGCGACACGGTCACGATCGAAGAACTGATGCTGCTGATCATGACGACGGCCGATCATGCCGAACTGATCGAGCAGCAGCCATGAAGAAGATCACCGACGGTGTCTACCAGGACGACGCCGGCGCGATGCATCTCGTCATCGAGGAGATGCTTGATGCGGCAGGATACGCCGACACGCGCGAGAATCGCGAGACACTGACGCGCGCGGCCATCGAGCGCGTACGCGAGACGTGGCCGCAGGTGGCGATCAGGGTCGATGACGAGCCCGACGTGACGCGTGTAGCCGTCTTCCACTGTCCGCGCTGCGGCCACAAGTCGGACGCGATCGGCTCGAGCGACGGATCGGTCGGCACCCCAGGACCGGGCGACGTCTGCGGGTGCCTCGCGTGCGGATTGCCGATGGTCTTCGACGTCGATCCGCTGACGGGCCTGCTGCGCCTGCGAACGATGATTCGCGCGGAATTCGACGCGCTGAGCGACCATCAGCAGCGCGAACTGATGCGCGTGAGTGCCTTCGCGCAGCAGGTGTTTCAACCGTCCAAGCGGATGAATTGACGTCGGGTGTACGATTCGAGGGCATGTGGGGCGCTCGCCTCAAGATGCTCGAGGATCTCGCCGCTGAACGCGCCCGCCGTGAGGAACTGACCCGCCGCGTCGAGACGCAACAAACGACCATCGCCTTCCTCTGCGCGCGCGTCAATCAGCTCGAGACGGAACGCGCGCTGCTGCTGAAGCAGATTCTGAACATCGACATCCCGGTCCCGACCCTCCAGGTGACGCCGGCCGCGACGCCCGCGAGTAGCGCGAGCGATCTGCTCGAGCAGATCTCCGCGATGGGGATTTTCGAAGACAACCCCGCGCACGCGCCCGCCGGCTGGCATCCGGATGGGACGGTGAATTACGGACGACTCCCGGCGCCGGCGAGGTGATATGGCGGTCGCGTCAGGGACGTTTGGTCGTGCTCCCGCCGTCGTGACACCCGGCGGCGCCGGGGATCCCGACAGGCCGCTGCTCGAGCACTTCGACAAAGCCAAACGCGAATGTTTCGCCGACCGCTGGCGCTATGAACGCGTGTGGACGCGCGCGATTCACTACTGCAACATGCGCCAGTGGCTCGGCGTCTACGACCGCAACGGCGGTTGGATGGACAGCCGCGTCGCGAAGGGCGTGCCGCGGCCGGTGACGAGCAAGCCGAAAGAAGGCCTGCAGGCAATCCGCGCGATGTTCACGGCGGCGACGTTGGGCGTGGACGTGCGGCCGTTGAAGAACGACGTCCAGTCGATGACGACGGCGACGACCGCCGACAAACTCGCGCCGGTGTTGTATATCGCCAACGACATGGACCAGGTGCTGCACGAAGGCGATTACTGGTTCATCGTCACGGGCAATGTGATTTATCACGTCAGCTACGACGATGACGGGACGTACCTCCAAGTGCCGTTCGAACGCTGTCTCTCGTGCGGCTACGAAGTGACGAGCGACGTGATCGCGAAAGCCGGGCAGAAATGTCCGATGTGCGGCAAACCCGGCCCGTTTGTGCGCGCGGTCGGTCCCGACGGGCGGCCGCGGATGGACGTGCGCGCCAACGGCCACACCGTCACCACCGCGCTCTCGCCGCTCGAGGTCGCGTTCCCCTTCATGCGGCCACGCTGGAGCCTCGTCGATCGGCTGATCCGGATGCGCTGGCGCACGAAGGCCTACTATGAATCGCAGCCGGCGCTCGAGCCGTACGTGAAGCGCATCACGTTCGCGAAAACCTCGACCGAGCGGTCGCTGCAGATTTTCCAGTCGCTGCCGTTCCAGACCGAGCTCAGTCCGAACCTGCTCGGCACGGCCGCGGGCAGCGGCGACGAAGAAGGCGTCGCCGAATACGAGCTCTGGGAACGCCCGACGCCGATGCGGCCCGACGGGTTCGTGATGCGCGTCGCCGGCGACAGCACGCCCGTCGTGCTCCATCTCGAGGAGACGGAGGGCTTGCCCGGCCCACTGCCGTATCACGAAGCGAACGGTAATCCGCTCTGGACGTTTCACCACGCAGCGTACGAACACGTCGGCGGGCGCGTGCTCGGCACCGGCGCGCTCGATCCCGCGATGGGGAAGTTCGATCAGCTGAATCGCCTCGACTCGATCGTCGAGATGATGATGACGCGGATGGCGATTCCGCAGATCTTGAAACCCAAAGGCCAGGACATCCAGTGGCTCGGCGATTCGCCGGCCATGCCGGGCCTCATCGCCGAATACGCGCCGGCGCCGGGCGGCGGCAAACCGGAACAGTGGCCCGGCCAGGATCCGCCGCGGTCGTGGGTGCAGCTCCGGCTGCAGATCAGCGAGGAGATTGACGCGGCGCTCGGCACGAACGACGTGCTGCGCGGACGCAAACCGCCGAACGTCGAAGCGTTCTCCGCGATGCAGTTGCTCGTCGAGGCGGGCGAAGCGCGCTTCGCCGGGGCGTTCAAATCGCGCGCGCTCGCGTTCCGCGATCTGACGCGCTCGCAGATTGAAATCGAACGCGAATTCGGTCCTGAGAAACGCGTGCAGTCGGTGATCACGCCCGGCCGCGGGTATAACTTCCAGACCTTCCAGCGTGCGGATCTCGACGGCGAGGTCACGTTCGAAGTGGCGGACGGCAGCACCAAGCCGAAAACTCAGCTCGCCGAGCGCGCGTCGATCGAGCATCTCAAACAACTCGGCGGCGTCGATATCAACAATCCCGATACGCAATACGCGGTCTACCAGAAACTCGGACAGACCGATCTGATTCCGGCGACCGACAATCAGCATCAGGCGGCGCTACAGAATCAGGAACTGTTCATGAACTGGATTCGCACGCCTGCTGCGTTGACGTACGTTCCGCAGGCTGCACCTCCGGCGGCGGGGGCGGAGGGAGGGATTCCGCCTCCGCCACCGGATCCAAGCACGGATCCGACCTACCCGTTTGTCTTGCAGCCGTGGTACGAGGTCCCCATCCACCGCATCGAGCTCGTCAAGTGGGCGGTCAGCGACGAGGCCATCGAGTTGTTCAAGATGATTCCGAAGGCGCGGTACTTCGTGGCGAAATATCTCGGCGAGATGGATCAGAAGATCGGCAACGCCACGACGCCGCCGCCAGAGAAACCGAAGATCTCCTACAGCTTCGGCAGCGAGGACATGGCCGCCGATCCGGCTGTGCGTCAGGCCTTCCTCGCCGCCGCGGACATTCCGCCGCCGGCGTCGCGCACCGCGCCCGGCGAACCGGGCGGCCCGCCGCAAGGCGCCGGCCTGGCGATGGCGAACAGCAATCAGAATACGGCGCCGATCGGCAACCAGGCGCAGCCGGCCATGCCGGCCGTCGGCGCGGGACCGGGGACGTAGATGCGGGATGCGCTCGCGGCGTTGATGCGCGCGACCCGATCAGGCCCGACGTTGTCGCCGACCGAGCGCGCGACCTACAACGCGCTGCATGCGAAGCTGGATGCCGCCACGACGCCGGACGATCAGGCGTACTGGCAGACCCAACTCAACAGTTTGCCGCCGCGGGTGCTCCAGGTCACCGGCCAGGAAGAGCGCCAGCGGTACCTTGAGGCCATCAACCCCACCGGCACCGGATGAGCAGGCTTGGCATGGCCCAAAACTCGGGTGTATAGTCCACCGCGTACGACCTCGTGTAACAAACCGCTGCGACCTCCCTCCGGTCGCACACTCGCGTAAGACCCGACCTCACGCGTACGACCCAAACCGCGATCGTGTAATACGCAATCCCGCGTAACACCTGTTCGGGAAAGGCACGGCGTCATGACACTCACTCATTGGGACAGCCCGACTGTGTACTTTGCTGCGGAGTCTGGCGCCGGCGGTGGCGCCACTGGGAGCACTGTCAGCCCCCCTGGCGGTGATGGGGCGGCAGCCCCGGCCCAGGCTCCTGTAGCGGCCGACGGCGCGGCGGCGGCCGGCGGCGAGAAGACGTTCACCTACAAGGAAGATCGCTCGGCCTGGATCGATCCCGATCGCTACCGGCGCGCGGAAGCGGCGGTCAATCGCACGGCGAGCGAGCTCGAGCGCGCGCGCGGCTACATCGCCGAACAGAACCGCCGCATCGCCGCCCTCGCCGGCGTGGCTCCGTCGGATCCGAAACAGGCGGAAGCGGAGCAGATCGCCAACGCGTTCTACAGCCTGCCGCAGTTCGCGCACTTGCGCTACGTCACGCCGGAATTGATTCGGAGCGTCGCGGCGTTGGTCCAGGACGGAAGCTCGATCACCGCGGCCCGCGATCACGTCTGGAATGCCCACACCGATCGGTTCCTCGACCGTCTCGACGAGGCCTTCGCCACCGAGATCGGTGTGGACGCGTTGACGCCCGGCCAACAGGGCAAATTGCGCGCGGCGTTCGGCGCCCTCATTCCCGACGAGCGCACGGACCCGCAGGGACACGCGGCGTTCGCGCGACGCTACGAGGCCAACGACGAGACGCTGATCGACGACTTCGTGAAGGAGTACGTCACCGACATGCTCGAACCCGCGCGGCGCCAGGCCACCATCCCGATGCTGCGGCGCCCCGTGCCGCGCAGCGGGCCGGCCGCGCCGGTGGTCACGCAAAAAGGCAAACCGGATTACAGCAACATGACCGTGCAGCAGATGCTCGAGCACGCTGAGAAGGAAGCCGAAGCACTCGGGCGCTGATCCCCGGTTCTCGCGCGCGTCAATGGGCTGAGTGAGGATGCATCATGGCTGGACCCGGATCAGATGCTGCGACAGAGGACGGCCTCCTCAAAACGACCTACGAGGATGTCATCGCCGAAGGCGTGCTGAAAAAGTTTCAGCTCCGCGACGCATTCAAACCCAAAGATTCCCCCTGGGACGGCGGGCGCGGAAAAGAGTGGAGCGCGCACGTCGAGAGAAACAACTCCCCGATGGCCGTCGGCTCCGATAGCGCGATCCCGGTCGCCGACAATCAGAAGTACATCACCGGGTTCATCACGCAGCGCAAGATCATGGCGCGGTGGCGTGTCACGCAGGAACAACTCGATGACACGCAGTCACGCGAGGGCGCGTATCGATCGACACGCTCGGAGAACATGGAGCGTCTCATCGATGACATCGCCTATCGAGAAGAATTTTACCTGGGGAGTGATGGGCGGGGCGTCTTCGCGATTGTCGATGCTACCACATCGGGCACGACGCTCGAGCTCAATTCCCCCGGCAACGTCTCCTCGACCGGCGTCGCGATCACGAGCGCGTTCGGCAATCGCTTCATCAAGCGCGGCATGACGCTCGCTGCGATCAATCCCGCAAACGGTGTCATCCGCACGAATACGCCGAAAGTCACGGCAGTCAACAGCGACGGCACCGACGTGACGGTGTCGGCCGCGCCGAGCTGGACGACGGGCGACTACGTGGTGCAGGCGGCGAACACGTCCGTCACCGATGCGCTCGATACCGCGTACGAGAAAGCGCCCTGGGGCATCACCGCGCTCATCGATGACGGGACCTACCGACAGAACTATTTCGGCGTCGATCGCGCGCTCTACCCGAACTACACGTCCTACGTCTCGGCCTCGACCGGCGCGTTGTCGTTCGATCTGCTGCAGCGCGTGAGCGACATCGTCAACCAGCGACTCGACGGCGAGGTCAATGCGATCTGGTCGCATCACTCGGTGCGTCGCGTCTACATCCTGCTGACCCAGGCCGATCGCCGCTACGCCGATCAATCGAGCCGCATGAATCCCGACGGCGGCACGCGCGCGTTCCAGCAGGAAGACCTGACGATGGGGTCCGTCGCGTACAAAGCGATCCGCACCCTGCCGCTGCGAAGCATGTTCCTCGTGGACACGACCGGCGGCGACTTCGTGAGGTACACCAGCGAGAAAGGCAAGTGGGTGAGCGGCACCAGCGGCGAGATCCTCGTCCGAGATGGAACCGGCGTGGCAGCGCGCCACAGTTGGGAGGCGTGGTATTACAAGCGCTACAACCTGTTTTGCCGCAATCCTGGCAAGTGCGCGCGGCTCGACGGCCTAACTGGCATGACGTTCGTTGTCGTGCGTGGTGAATAGCGAATCGAGATTCGACGACTGACGAGGAGAGCATGACCATGCGACGAATCGGACTGAGTCTCGCGTTGATCCTGCTGGGCGTGACCCTGCTCGCGAACAGCGTGCATCTGAAAGGCGGCGCGAACGCGCAACCCAGCTTCAATGATCTCGGACTGGCCTTGGAAGCCGCGGCATCGCTCGCGGGGTTAGGCAACGGGGATGTCCTCGTCACGCTGGCCGCCACGGCCAACGTCACGGCAACCTGCACCAACCAGGGCGGCAATGCGGCACCGGGGCAGAACCCCGCGCCGATCAGCGTCTCTGGCAGTCAGGCGATTCCGGAGGAGGCGATCAAAAACGGGACGACGCCATTCGATGTGGTGACCATTGCGCCCGTGGCGATCATTCCCGGCGCGCCCGATTGCGCCAACCCCAATTGGACGGAAGCCATCACCGACCTGTCGTTCACCAGCGCGACGATCACCGTGGAACAACCGCCAGGCACACGCGTGCTGAGCGTCGGCTGTACGTTCACGCCGGCGACGACGAATGGGGCTGTGCCCGGCGCCACCGTCGCCTGTTCATAGAGGGAACTGCTCATGCAATTCGGGGATACCGTCCTGCTCGTCAACCGCACCACGAAGATGCTGTCGGCGCAGTGGGACGGCACGCACTACCACTTCGAACCCGGCGAGACGCCGAACGTGCCGACCGCGATCGCCGTTGCGGCAGTCAAGCAGAACCCGCTGCTCGGCTCAGAGGATCCGCTCGGCGACCCGAATCTCTTCACGTCGCTGTTCGGCATCAAAGGCGCGCGCGATCCCTTCGGCGACTGCTCGCCGCTCGAGCAGAGCAACGCCGGCGAACGGATCGATCGCACCAAGGTACTGGGCGTCGGCCGCAAGGTGAAGGGCATGAACGCGGGCGGCCCGACGCACTTCGATGCGCGCCAGGGCGTGGAGACGGTCAACCTGCAGGACGACGCCGAACGCCGATGATCGAGCTGGGCGCGATCTACGTGCGGGATCTGAATCCCTTCAACCTCGAGCCGCCACCGCTCTGGTGGCAGCAGGGATTGTGGGCCTTCGATGCGGATTTGCGGATGCTGCCCGGTCGCAAAAAACCCGTCTGGTGGTTGGCGCGGGTGAAACGCTACAGCAAAGGCCTGACGGGTGAGGCGATCATCGACGACCAGAACGACACGGCCATGTTCGTCAAGCATGACCTGGTGCCGGTGACGTGGATCGCCAGTACCGACGGCTGGAGCGAAGGCTTTCTCACCTACGTCGTCGGCGAGCTCGCGGCGCGGGATACCTGGGCGGTCGAAGGCGGGCCGCTCACGGAGGATCGCGTCAAGAAGGCGATGTTCGAAGGCGGATCGAAATACGGCGAGATGCTGGATGAACGCGATGCCGCCGAGCGCCGCGGAATCGATCGCGAGGTGCGCGACGACGTCTATCACGCAACAGGTGACGCGTGGCGAAGTCTTCAGGCCCGAACAGGCGAGCGAGTCCTCAACGCCGGAAGACCCAGCGACCTGCCGCCCCCCACGGAGCCAAGCGCATGACGAAACGAGTCGAGCACGACGACGAACCGAATGATGTAGCGGTGCCGACCTCGATGCGGATGTCCATCGCCGACCCGACCACGCTTGCGTTCACGCTTGATCCCAGCAGTGGACCGGAGCACACGGCGATTGTGATCACCGGCACCGACTTCGGCGATCAACCGGGCACGCTGTTTCTCAATGAAGTGCCGGCACCCGTCGTGCTCTGGACGCCGCTGGTGATCCAGACGCTCGTGCCGTACGGCGCGACGAGCGGCGAGCTCGTGGTGACGACGACCGATGGCCGCCGGGGTGCGGCGACGTTCACCGTGACCGAGAAGGACTGATGCCCGACGACCCGCGCCGGCCGTTTACGCCCAATGTCTTCTGGTCGGGCGAGTCGCGCATGCCGGCGCCGGCGCCGCCCGACAAGGATGCGGCCACGATGGACTGGCTGCAGAACTGGTACGCGCAGCAACCGGGACTGATCGACAAGCTCGCCGGCGTCGGCTTGAAATTGCAATCGCTGCTCCCAAGGAAGCGGGAAGACATCGAGCTGCCGCCGTCCCCGAACGGATCGATCGCGGCGCTGCGTCGGAAAACTCAATCACGAGGAGACGGCCGATGAACTGGACGAAGCAATTTACGCAGTCGCCCGACGGCTATCTGTGGGCGAACCAGGCGGCGGCGGCCGCCATCGAAGCGGAGTCCGCCATCTGGCAACGCGTGGACATGGCGCTTGCCGGCGCGACGCCCGGCGCGCAGCGGGCCTTCGATGGCTTGCGGCGATGGATGGCGCAGCACCTCCAGGCGCCGCAGGCGCGCTTCACGCCGCTCGTCAACTCGACCAGCGGGCTGATCACGGCGTCCACCGGCGGCCTCTACGGCCTGATCGCGACGCGGCTGTATGGTGTCTACATCCGCAAGACGAACGTCGCCGGATCCTCGACAGCCAGCTATTTGAAATTTTTCGACGACGGCACGGACGGCGCGCTCTCGGGCATGACCGCCGCGAGCCGTCTCGTGATTCCGCTTGGCGCCGTGTCGAGCGGCAACCCCGGCACGCTCTACGAGGGCTTGTACGTGAACCCGAACGGCCTCGCCGTCGCGAACGGTCTGCGGTTCGCGCTCGTCACGCTCGCCGATACGTTCACGATTTCGGCGGCGGCGGACGGTGGCGACGGCTTCGCGATCACCGCGCCGTAGGGAGGATTCCATGCCGCAACACTGGATTGAGCGCGGGCCGGCGACGGGTGGGGCGCCGCCGGATTTCGCGAACACGCCGAACGCGAACGGCGTGTACGTCGATGGCCTGACCAACGAGCTCGTCGTCGGCACCGGCACGTCGGGTTCGAGCGGCAGCCCCGCGACGCAAGTGCGGAGTCTCCGTACGCGCGTCGCGATCGCCGACGTCAACGCCGGCCTGACGCTGCTGCCGGCCGTCGCCGGCCGCAAGTATCGATTGATCGACGTGCAGGCCATCGCGGTCGGTGGTGCCGCCGCGGCGGGCACGACCGTCGATATTCTCGGTACGCAGAGCAGCGCGAGCGTCAAGCTCGTCACCTTCGCGCAGGCGAACCTGACACAGTCAACCGTCCTGCGCCCTGGCTCAACCGGCGTCACGGTCCTCGCCGACGGCGCCTCGTTTGTGCAGAACGATGCGAACACCGCGATCACGATCGGGAAGACGGGCAGCAGCTTCACCACGGCGACGGCGATCGACATCGCGCTAACGTACGCGCTCGAGAGCTAAAGAAGACTTACTGGAGTCGGACAAAAACGATCAGGACGAGCAACACCACGGCGAAACAGATCAGCGCGATCACGATCAAGCTCTGGTGTTTCTTCATCGCCCGCGTACGGGACATGCAAGGCGAATAGCAAACGATGGGCCGGTACTCCGATCTTGTTGCGGCCGATGGAGCTGTCGCTTACTGGCGGTTAGGGGAACTGTCTGGGACGACAGCGGCTGACAGCATCGGCAGTCGCAACGGCACGATTGCGGCCGGCGTGACGCTGAATCAAGTCGGTGCCATCGAGGATGGCAATAAAGCGATGGCGTTTGACGGGGCCACGGGGCATTACGTCAACGTGCCAGGGATGCTGAGTTATCCGATCCCGGCGGCGATAGGGTTCTCCATCGAGTGTTGGATCAAAACGACGGACTCAGCGGCTGGCGGTGGGCAATTTTTCGTTGACACCAAAACCGCCGGATCCGCCAATGCGGGGTTCGCGTTGTCTCTGGACGCTACCCATCGAATTACGTTCCGGCTCTCAAATGGCGTCACGTCAGGCAGCATCACGGGCAATGTGAACACCCTGAACAATGGCGCGTGGCGGCACGTCATCGGCGTGATGGAACGTCTCTATGACGGCGTGCATGATCGCGTGCGCGTGTTCGTCGATGGCGTCCTCGACAATCAAAGCGATGTCGGGACGGCGGGTTTGGATTGCACGCCATCTACGGCGCTCGCGATCGGATCGTACTCCGCTGGCGGCGCATCCCCGAATAATTTTATCGGGAGCGTCGATGATGTCGCGTTTTATCCGGTCGCACTGACGGCGACGCAAGTGTCCGCCCACGCGGCGGCTGGGCCTCCAATCGGCTACACCAAGCAAGTGATCGCCGACGGCGCGAGTGCCTATTGGCGGCTGCAAGAAACCAGTGGGACGAGTGCCGTGGATTCGATCGCCGGCGCGAACGGCACGATCAGCGGCGGCGTCACGCTCAACGTGCCGGGGCCGTATGCGGGTTCAGTCGCGTATCGCTTCAACGGATCGACGGGACGTGTGACGGTGGCGACCGGGACGTACCAAACATTCGGGACGGGGCCGGTGACGCTGGAATGCTGGGTGCGGTATCTGGGCGGCGGGAATCAGGATGTCGTGGACATGAAGGGGGCGGGATCATCGGTCGCTGGCATCCGCATTGTGACGGACACCTCGCCAGGACTGTATGGTCAGGTGTCAGATGGCACGACGCTTTGGGCCAGTGCGGTCGGTGTGCCAACACTCTTTACCGACCTCCGCTGGCGCCATCTTGTCGCGGTGGTCTCGCGCACGGCGAACACGATCACGCTCTACAGCAACGGCGTGGCGATTGGTCCGGTGACGGCTATCACGGCGGGGGTCAATATCGGCACCACGGCGGCGACCGAACTGGGCGGCTATGCGGGCACGATTGTGCTGAACGGTGACCTCGCCGAAGTGGCTGTCTACAAGGCCGCGCTGACGCCGGCGCAGATCGCCAATCACTACAACCTCGGCACCGGAGGCCAAGGTGGCACACCGGCCGAACTCCGCACACGCTATCGGTGGCGCGATGCCGCCTGAAGGAGTCATCGCGTGAAAGACTACACGTTGACGCTGAACGGGAGTGCTCAGCAGCTTTCGACCGTGCTGTCGAACGCCGCGCGCGATGACATCCCGTGGCAGCAGTTGCATATCCAACCGGACGCGGCGAATGCCAATCCGGTGTACGTGGGCACGGCCTCGACCGTCTCGTCCTCGTCGCACGGCGTGCGGTTGCCCGCCGCGTCGGGTGGCGTGCCGCCCGCGCCCTACATCTTCGAAGCCGTCGGTCAGGGGCAGCTCCGGCTGTCCGCGCTCTACGTCCTCGGCACGAATGCCGAGAAGTTACACATTCTCGGGGTCGAGCAATGAGCACGACCTGTGCGCGCACGACGACGTTCACCTACACCGGCGATCTCACGCTCACGCAGACCGTGGAGGCGCTGCAGAACCTCGCCAGTCCCGGCATGATCCAGTTGATCAATCTCGAGGTCGGCGCCAACACGATCGACATACCGGAAACCGGCGTGGCGACGGCCGTCGCCGTCACGATCGTCCCACCGGCCGGCAACACGAACGCGATCCTCCTCAAAGCGTTGCCGGGGGACACCGGCCTCCGGCTGCACGACACTGATCCGACGACGATCGCGCTCGACCCTTCGGTGACGAGCTTCGTGCTCGAGATCACCACCGCGATTCTCGGCGTGCGCCTGTTCTGGAGCTAATGCATTGTGCCCACGCGACTGGGAGCAATCGTCGCCCGAACGCGGACGCAGATTCTCGCGCCGCTCGTCCAATCCGGCGCGATCTCTCCTGATCAATTCTGGGACGACGCGGAGCTGCTCGCCCATACGATCGCGGGCTGCAAGGATTTCTGGCGCGCGCTCGTCGATCTCCATCAGGACCACTTCGTCAGCATCAACACGACAGTCGTACTGCCCGCTGCTGCCGATGCATTCGTAGGGGTTCCCTCCGATCTGTTCCGCATCCTGCTTCTCACGCCGCGCGACGCGAGTGACTACAACCGGCCGATCAGGTTCCAGCGGGCCAGTCTGACGTCGCTCGATTTCACCAGCGCGCTCGAGCGGGCGTCGATCGATGTCAGCACGGGGGGCATCGTCTACGTGGCCTTGGTGAACGCCGGGTCGCCCGTGATGATGCCGGCGATCTACAACGCGCCGCGGGTCGGCAGCAACATTCCGTGTCGCCTCGTCTACGTGCCGACGCTGCCGGTGCTGACCGCCGACAGCTTCAATCCGATTCCGGGGGAATCCGATCACGCGCTCATGGCGTGGACGGCGGCGTACGCGCTCGGCAAGCAGGCGGACGACGGCAGCTTCGCGCCTGACACGACCTGGCTGCAGGTCTACAGCACCGAAAAAGAGAGCATCAAAGTCGTGGCCGAACCGCGCGATGCTTCCTCGCCGTCAATCGTGCGCGGGGTGTTCGATGACACCTACGGTCCTGGCCTATCGGGATGGGGCGGCGATTGGGACTGGTGGTAACGCGTGCCCCCGCGCAAGATCTACGGCCTCGGCAGTCTGGGCGTCAACACCGACAGCGACGAATTCGCGCTCGATGATCGGGAGCTGCGGAAAGCGCAGAACGCGATTACCGATCAGATCAGCGGCGAAGGCTTGATCAATCGCCCTGGTTATGGGGCGGTCAATACGGTCGCGGCCCCAGGGACGATCCTCGGCGGCGTCGGCGTGCCGCTCGCGGACCTCTCGAGCGGGACCGCACACTTCTTCTGGATCGGCCGCGGGCCGACGTCCTGATGGCGACGTATACGCTCTTGTCGTTGCCGTGGGCGGGTGCCCCCGGATTCTACGTGATGACACTCGCCGCCGTGAATACCCCCAATAACAGCGATCCCGATACCGGCTCGATTTCCACCCTGGTCGCCAGCAATCCTGATGGAGGTGTCGGGCTTCGTCAGATCGGTGAAGGCTCCACAATTCTGCAATCGGTCACGCCCGGTTCGAACCCTGGTGGCTACGTCCCCAGCATCACGTTTTATCTGCAGGACGATGGCAGCATTCCGATTGACGCCGTGATCAGCAGTGTCACGGTGCGTGTGCGGGTCAAGGCATTGGCTGGCGCCAATCTCGACTTCTTGGGTCCGCATCAACCGTTCCAGCTCTATTCACATGGGAGCATCTCGCTTGGGGGTACGAACGTCGCGGCCTCGGCCGCGAGTGCCATCGATTCGACGTATTCCTACATCGAGACAGATCCGCTCACCGTGAATCCGGCCACGGGGACAGCGTGGCTCCGCGCGGATTTGTTCAGCGACGGCAATGTCGATGAGCACGGCAATGGCGCGTGGATTTTGTATATTCTGCCGACCAACTTCAACAACAGCGTCGAGTTCGATTATGCGGCGCTTGAAGTTATCGCTGGCGGCGTGCCGATGCAGTGGTGCTTCAACCCGACATCCAACCACTACGTCTTCGCCGCGGAGTGTCCTGGCCCGCCGTTCATCTCCGGCGTGGCGCCACCGACGATCAGCGTCACGGGCGTTGAACCGCGCTCGAGTCGTGGCGAAACCGGCACGATGATGGTGCGTGCGATCCCACGGCGGTCCATGCAGCTCCTGAAGGCGCCACCGCCGCCAGCCAGCGCGCCGCGTGCGATGCCGGTGCGGCAACCGCGATCCGCACCACGATCATCCACGCACGCGCTGAAGACGAAAGCCTTCGCGACGGCGCCGACGTTCCAAGGCACGCCGCTCAGTACCTACGGCTCCTACAGCGACGGCGGCGGCCCGCAATCGAACAATGACCCGACCGTCGTGCTGCCGGCGCTACCCGATGGCGGCACCTGTTTGCATGACCTGAGCGATGGCAAGGATGTCACGAAGACCTACACCTCGGCCGGCTTCGGATCGTTCATGCGGATGGCGGTGTATTTCGAGGATGACGGGCTGATTCCGCTCGACGCCGTCATCAACTCGGTGCAGTTCGTCGCGAATGTGAAGGGCACGAATGGACACCCGATCAAGCAACTCTTTCTCTCCGGGGGGTTCTTTTCCAACGATTCTGGGCCAGGTTCCGGCACGACGGCGTTCGATACCCACACGCCACAATCCTCCTCGTATGCACTCGTCTCGGGCTTGCTCCTGACCGAGAACGCGGTCACCCATGCCCCATGGCAGCGGGCCGAACTGTTCACCGATAACGATGCCGGTGGACATGGGAATGGGGGGCTGTCGTTCTTCTGCGGCGAAGACGTCTTCGGCTCGACCATCGGCGACAGCTACGGGATTGACTACATCGCGCTGATTATCGATTACACGGCCATCCTGCCTGGCATGTGGTGCTACAACCCCTACTCGAATCGGTACCGCTACGCGGCTGAGTGTCCAGGCCCGCCGTGGATCTCCGATGTCGAGCCTCCGACGATCGCCGTGACCGGCGTGAGTCCACGGTCAGGCTGATGGATCCGATCACCATCACCGGCAGCGGCTTCGGCGACGGCGCGACCGTCACCTTCGACGGCGTCGCCGCGACGGCTGTCGTCGTCCACGATCAGACGCGCATCACCTGTGTGCCGCCCGATCATCCGGACGGCTTCGCCGATGTCGTGGTCACGAATCTCGATGGCACCAGTGGCGAGCTGGACGACACGTTCGTCTACACGACGCTGTCGATCACGCCAGAAGAAGGGCCGATCGACGGTGGCACGACGCTGACGATCTCGATCAGCGATGGCGGCGCCGGCATCGAATGGTTCCCGGCGGGGCATCTCTACAACGTCTACGTCGATAACGTGCTGCGGTCCTTGGGCAATGACCTCACCGATCCGGATCTGATTCACGCGGGCGGCCCCGGCAACCTCCCATATACCTGGGTCAGCATCTCGGAACTCACCTGCGTCACCAACCCGCAGACGTGCGGCCCGACTGATGTCACCGTCCTCGACGGCAACAAGGTGCTCACCAGTGAACCGAACGTCGCGTTCTATCTGCAGGAGGCCTATACCTATCAGTTGCCGGCGCCGACGCTGACCGACATCGCACCGACCAGCGGCGCCGCCCGCGGCGGCACCCACGTCGTCCTCACCGGCAGCTTCTCCTGCGTGACGTGCGAGGGCGGCGGGACGGTGCATGTCGAATTCGGTGGCGTGCCGTTGACGTCGGTCGGCTGCAGCTCCGACACGATCACGGGCATTACCGGCCTGCACCCGGCCGGTATTGTGGATGTCGTCGTCACGAATCCTGATGGACAGACCGTCGAACTGCTCGGCGCCTACACCTATGTCGATGCGCCGACCGTGACGGCCATCGATCCGGACCACGGTCCCGATGGCGGCGGGACGGACGTCACGATCACTGGCACCGGGTTTCTGACGGGTGCCAGCGTGTTCCTGACCGGCACCGTCACGACGCCCGCTGACGACACGACCACACCCCCGACGCCGCCGAACACGTTCGTCGCCCTCGCGGATGCCTTCGATGTCATCGTCGTGGACGACACCACGATCACCGCGACGACCGGTGGAACGGTAGCGGGCGTGTACGACGTCGTCGTCACGAATCCCGACGGCCAGCGCGGCACGCTCGAGCACGGCTATAGCTATGACGGCTGGTGGGACGACCTCGACATTCCCTATGGGTGGTTCTATGGTCCTGAACCACCAGACGATATTCCGGGCCGACCACCGCGCCGCTGGCGGCGCGAGCCGCTGCTGGTGCCAGGACCGAATGGCTGGTGGATGTCCACCGCGGAGTATGGCGGGGCCGTCGAGGTCATCGTGGATAGCCGTCCGAAGAATCCGCGGACATGGGCGCAGGTGGCGATCTTCGCGACGGGCTCGACCGCGATGCTCGGTGGCTCGCCGGGGATCGCCACCGTCTACCGCAACCGGATGGTGTACGCCGCGAGTGATTACACCGTCGGCACGAGCTATCCGCCGCTTCGCATCTACGACGGCAGTTTCGATCGGGAACTGTGTCGGCTGCCGCCGACGACCACGAGCGCGGTCCCCACGGCGGTCCTGTCGATGCTCGTCGCGAATGGGACGGTGTACGTCTCGACGCTTGACGCCGGCAGCTCCTCGGCCGATTGGATCGGGCGCGTGTTTGCGCTCGACGTCAACACCGCTACGCTGACCCAGATCGGCGCGACATTCCCGACCGGGCATCTCCCGTATGCGTTGTGCTGGCACAACGGGATGCTCTGGTGCGGTACGCATCGGCAGGCGACCGATGTCGCCGGCAAAATCTTTCGCATCCGACCGGACCTCGCGGATCCCGCGTGGACGGAGGACGCGACACTCGCCGTGGGGTTCAATGTCGCCGCGCTCTGTTCGTGGCACGGCATCCTCTACGCGGGGACGACGGCGCCCGCTGGTACGTTCGCCCAGATTCGCGCGCGTGCGACGGACGGGACGTGGAGCGTCGTGGACACCGGCAGCGGCGGCACCGCCACGGCGAACAACGGGTTCCTGGCGTTCAGTCCGTTCGGCCCCGCGCTCTTTGCGAGCTACTGGAATGCCGATTCGCCGGCCATCGCGCGCGTGCGCGTCACCAGGGACGGCACCGCATGGAGCACCAGCTACGGTGGTGCGGCCGGCACGCTGCGCCCCTTCATCGTGCTCACCGTCGATAAGGACCAATTATTCGCGGTCGGCGGGGGCGCGCATTTGACCGCCGCGATTGTCCGTTGTGTGCTCACGCCCGACGGCGCCGGCGAATTGTGGAACGATCTGACGATCGAATTGCCCGATACGGACAAGACCGCGCTGCCGGCGGTCGCCACGCTGGTGCTCTGAGTATGGCATTCGCTGTCATTCAAGCAGGCGATACCCTGCAGTTAGTTTCGACCGACGGCACGCTGACGCCGCTGACGCTGCCGAGCGGCATCGAGCTGCGGACGGACGTGCCGCCGCGCTGGGCCGTCTATGGGCGCTACGTCATTTTGGTCAACACGCCGAGCTTCCCGCTCACGATCGACGGCCATGGCACCGTGCGGCCGGTGACGCCTCGCGCGCCGCGGCTCGCGGCTGTGCTGAGCGGCGTCGCCGGCGGGACGCTCAGTGGCACGTACCGCGTGCGCTACACCTTCGTCATGCTCGACGACATCGGCAACATCATCAGCGAAAGCGACTACAGCCCGATCGGCAATGCCGTCACGATCAGCTCGCAGATGCTGAAAGCGTCGAACCTCGAGATATCACCAGACCCGATTGACGCCCGCCGCTGCTACCGGACGACGACCAACGGCGCGGTCTATTTCCAGTGGGTGGATCTCAACGGCAACGTCCTGACGACGGTGCAGGACGACCTGGCCGATGCGGGCCTCGGCGAAACCGCCGGGCCGACGCTCGGCACGCCGCCGCGGCTGACGTTGATCGCGGAGTTTCGCGATCGCCTCTTCGGTGTCGGCGACATCGACATCGACAACGTCGTCTACACCGAGACGGGCCTCATGTATGCCTGGTCCCCGCTGAACACGATCGTCGTGCCGCGCGTTGGCTCCGACACGTTCGGCGTCACGGGCCTCATCAGTCGCCGTGAGGCGCTCGGCGTCGGCCGCCTGAATCGCCTCAACCAGATCGTCGGCACGGGCGAGGAGAACACCAGCGGGCAAACGGATCTGCGGCTGATCAAGCTGTCCGACGAAACCGGTTTCCTCGGCCAGGAGTCGGTCATCGTCTATCGCGACGTCGTCTATTTCCTCTGGTTCGACGGCGTCTACGAATGGAGCGACAACGGCATCGTGTGTCTCTCCGACGGCCACGGCGGCCAAGGACGCGTGCGGTCCTGGTTCACGACGGATGACTTTTTCGATCGCAGCGCCTTTCCGGTCGCGTTCGCCCAGATCGATCCGAATCGCAACGTCTATCAGTTGTTTCTGAAGGATCCGGCCGGCGTACGGCACTACGTCGAGTTCGATTTGATCAACAGGGTCTGGTATGGCCCGCATCGGATCGACGCGTTCACGGCGACGAGCGCGTTCACGCGGCTCAATGCTAGCAACGTCAAAGTGCCGACCGTCGGCGCGAGCGATGGCGGCGTCTATGCGCCAACGGCTCGAGCGGCGGATGTGTCGCTCGCGGGACAGGCGTACGGGATCGCCTACGACGTGGACACGCCGGCGTTTGCGGGCTCATCACCGGATCGCCTGCAGTACTGGGGCGAACTATCGGTGCTCGGCCGCTCGCAGCAGGCCGGCACGCTGATGATCACGCCGAGTCTGGGGTATCTCGATCAGGAGGGCGGCCTCGCGCTGACGCCGCAAACGCCCATCGCGCACAACCTGCGGAAAGGCCGCGAGCGGTTGCGCCGCCTGGGGACGGGTGCGCTCGCGCAGTTGAACCTGCAGCACGACGGGATCGATGAGCCGGTGTCAGTGCTTGGGATCGAGATCGCGGATCAGCACGAAGTGGGGCGTCGATGATCGCGCAGAAGTATCGCCTCAACTTCCTGCAGCAGACGGCGCTCAAGCCGGAAGTCAACCGCGCGCTCGGGACGCAATTCGCCAATGCGGATGAGATGTTCGAAACACTGTTCATCGAAGCGAACCGGGTGGCGGCGCTGCTCGCCGCGGGCACGGGCGGTGGCGGCGGCGGCGGCGATGGCGGCGGAACCGAGACGGGCTATTGGTCGGTGCTGACGGATGGCGAACCCGTCGGCACGGAACTGATCTTCGCCGACGGGGACGTGATCATGACGTTCGTGCCGACGACGAGTTAGACCATGAGTCGTTTACAGGATGTCGTTCTCCGCGACGTGATCGCCTCGCGACCGGCGGCGACGGCCGTGCCGGCCGGCACATTGTTTTTCGCCACGGACACGCAAGTCACCACGCGGTCCAATGGCAGCGCGTGGGAGAGCTATTCCTCAGCGGCCGCCGCTGGTGATGTGGTCGGTCCCTCGGGTGCGGTGGACCAGGCCATTGTGATCTTCAACGGCACGACGGGCAAGCTCCTCGCCGACAGCACGGTGGTCGTCGGATCGCTGGCCCCGAAGGCCTCGCCGGCGCTGACCGGCACACCGACCGCGCCGACGGCCGCGGCTGGCACCGACACCACGCAGATTGCGACGACGGCGTTCGTCCAGGACGAAGTCGCGGCGGTCCCATCCTCGATCTTCAGCTACGAGTTCTCGGCATCCACCAGCACGCCGCCTGGCGCGAACCAACTGCGATTCGATGCGGGATCGCCGTACACCGCCGTGACGAAAGTCTGGGCGCGAATCGTCACGGCGGGCGGCGTCGATGTCTTCAATGCCCTGCGGCTGCTCGCGGTCGGGGATCGCATCAACGTCCAGGACAAAAACGATCACACGCAATACGTCTCCTTCACCGTCAGCGGCGCGCCGATCGACAACACGACCTATTTCGAGATTCCCGTCACGCATCTCGAGCATGGCAGCGCGCTGTCTGGTGGGCAGCCGGTGCTGTTTCAGAGTGTCGGTCAAGGGAGCGGGGCGACGTCAGGCACGGTCACGCACACGGTCGGCGCGCTCACCGATCACGCGGTCGTCGTCGGCAACGGGGCGGATGACATCCAAGTGCTGAGCTCGCTCGGCACCAGCGTGCTCGTGCTGCATGGCAACGCCAGTGGGGATCCGACATGGAGTGCCGTCAGCCTCACGGCCGACGTGACCGGCGTGCTGCCGGCGGCGAATGGCGGCGCCGCGCAAGCCGTCGGGACCAGCGACACCCCGCAGTTCGCACGCGTCGGCCTCGGCACGGCCGCGGACTCGAGCGCGGTCCTCAAAGCAAACGGTCAGATCTACAGCGCGACGAAGGACGATGGCAATACCTCGACGGCCGTCACCTTCAACTGGAACGACAGCAACAACCACGAAGCGACGATGACCGGCGCGGCGGCCGTCACGTTGAGCAATCCGAAAGATGGGGCCACCTACGGGATCCTCTTGAAGGGTGGCGCCGGCGGGTTCACGCCCACCTGGCCGGGCACCGTCGTCTGGGGCAACGGCGTGTCGCCGACCTATCCGATCGCGTCGGGGCACAGTCATCTGGTGCGGATGCAGTACTTCGCGTCGATCAGCAAGTATCTGGCGGGCTGGGCGGATTTCGTCGCGTAGAGGACTATGGCAACGCTCGCGAGTCTCGGTGGCAACTTCACGACCGCGGGGAGCTGGGCGCTCTGCGATGCCACATCCGCGCTCGATTCCGAAGCGAGCTCGGCGGCCGGGTCCACCGGCACGCAGGATTCCAACACGTTCATCCCGGCCGCCGTGGCGATCGACGCGGTCGGGATCAAGATTGCCTCGCGCGCCTCGGGCACCCCGTCGAACACGATCTCGATGATCCTTCGCAACAGCACGACGGCGACCAACATCGCGACCGTGACGATCAACGTCGCCGACCTCGATGTCTGCACGACGAGCGACCATGCCGGCGGCTGGTATTTCTTCAAGCTCGGCGCGACCCACACCCCGAACGGCACCGATAGCTACGTTATTCGCATCACGATGTCGGCGACGACGACGGCGGTCAGTCTGTGGGTATCGGCCGGCACGAACTGGGCGCGGCTGCTGCGGACGACGACGACGCAGGCGCCGGCGGCTGGCGACAAGCTGGTGATTGGCGGGGAGTTCACGGGCGCGGGGACCGGCACCAATATCAGCATCACCATGAACAACACGGCCACGACGACGTTCGGCGCCGTGGTCAGTACCTCCACGTTTCTCGCCACGCTCTCGATCGGCAAGCGCGGCACGCTCACCTGGGCCACGTCGTCGGCCACGAACTACGTGTTGCGCATGTCCGGCTTTCTGGTGGTGCATTCGGGCGGCGTCATGCAGCAGTACAGCTCCGGATCGCCCTGCCCGATCGATTCGACGGCGGTGATCGAATTCACGCCGACCTCGAGCGCCGACTCGGGCATCCTCATCTTGAATGGCGCGACGTGGACGAGCGAAGGGAATCCAGCGCGCACCGCGGGCAAGAGTTTCGACCGGACGTTGCTGACGGCCGACGCCGCCGCGGCGGCGACGTCGCTCACGATCGCGACCGACACCGGCTGGCTCAACGGCGACGAGATTGGGATCGCGCCGACGAAGCGGACGTCCTCGCAGTACGAGCTGCGGACGCTCAACGCCAATGCCGGCGCCTCGAGCCTCTCGATCTCGAGCGGCCTGACCAACGCGCACGACGGCTCCGCGACGAACGGCATCCAGGCGGAAATCATTCTGCTCACGCGCAGCGTGAAGATTCGATCCACGTCCACCAGTCTCGCGGCGTATCTCTGGACGTCGGCAACCGCGGTCACGCTCCTCGAGTGGGTGGAGTTTCGCTACTGTGGGGGCAACGTCCAGACGCGGAGCACGGGCAGCGTCACCATCGGCACGACGACCGGCACGCTGACGGTCAATCGATGTGCGATCCGGGATCCGATTTACGCCGCCTTCGATTCGGATTCGGGGATTTCGACGTCGAACAATTTCACGATCACGAACAACGTCGTGTATGGCGGGACGGCGACGTTTGGCTTTCGCATCGCCAACGCGCAGACCACGTCCAATTGGTCCTTCACGAACAACATCATCCTGGGCACGAGCACCGGCTTTCAGTCGGCGAGTATGCGCGGCACGATCACCGGCAACACGGTCGCGGGGGCTGCGACGCGCGGCTTCGATTGGACGGACTCCACGTCGCCGATCGTGCTCGGATCCTTCGACAACAACACAGCGCATTCCAACAACGAAGGCATTTACCTGAACAGCGTCATTGACGGGGGGCAATCGCTCACGGGTCTGACGGCCTGGCGGAATGGCGTGTCGGGCATTACGTTGAATGTCTCCGCGAACCACTACGTGGGTCTGCAATTGATCAATCCGCTGATCTTCGGGAACGCCACGGCGGGGATCTATTTGTCGCTCAGCAATCAAATCGCCATGCTGATCAAAGGCGGGGTCTTTGCGGGCGATTCGTCCTTCGGCCAGCCGGCCGGCGTGTTGTGCTCGACGGGCGTGCTGATCGACATCCGCTTAGAAACCTGCACCTTCGGCGTGGCGAGCGGGATCAAGGTCGCGCATTCTACGGGCGACTTCGACTTCAATTCCGTCAAACGACTCGTTCGTCTCTCGTTTTGGAATTGCAACATCGCGTCCTCGACGCGCTTCGCCAACACCACGAACCTCGTAGACGGCTCGTATTTCGCCGAGACAAAAAAGAATCAGACCGCCGGCTCGCATCAGAAGCAACTGCTGAAGCGCGGGACCGTGGCGGTCGACACCAGCACCGTCCATACCTCGACGGCGAGTCAGAAGCTGACGCCGTCCACGGCGACGGGCTTGAAGCTGCAGTCGGGACCGAAGCGCGCCCAGGTCGGCAACGGCAACACGGTCACCTTCAGTGCGTGGGTGCGGAAGGACGGCAGCTATGCGGGCGCGGCGGCGCGGCTGGTGCTCCGCGCGAATCCGGCGCTCGGCATCACCAGCGATACGGTCCTGGCGACGGCGGCGGCTGCGGCGAACACGTGGGAGCAACTGAGCGGCACGTCGGCGAGCGTCACCGACAACGGTGTGCTCGAGGCGTATGTCGATTGTGATGGCTCGGCGGGCAACGTCTACGTGACCGACGAGGCGGTGAGCTGATGGCAGCGGTCACCGACAACGGCGGCACCGAAATCTACTGGTTCGACGGCGTGGCGTTCGACGGCGTGCGGAAAGCCTCGAGCCCGCCCGACGCCGGCACCGAGCTCTATTGGTACGAGGGCGTGCCGGCGAGCTCGCTGTTTCCGGTGAGCGGGGGCGGGGGGCCGACGCCAGGCGCGCCCGAAGCGTTCTACACGCTGATGATCGGTCTGTAACGGGTGGTACGATTTCGACGGAAGGACGGGCACGATGCCAGGAGGAGGAATCGGCGGGGCGGGCTACCTCAACGTCAGCAGCGGGCCGCGCGATCAGTACGGCAATGTGCCGCGTCAAATCCCGGCGGGCTACACCACGGACCCGAATACGGGCAAGTACATTCCGATTGCGGGCTCGGCGACGGATGTCCTCACGCAGCGCGCCCGGCAGCAGCAGATCGAGGATCAGGCGCGCGCCACCACGTTTTCACGGACGGAAGCGGATCGCGCCGCACGGGATCAGCTCCGGACCAGGTTAATGGGCATGCTCGACCGGCCGGTCGAAACCTCCTACTCGACCGCCGGCTACGCGGCCGGCGGCGGGGGCGGCGGCGACGTCGGTCCAGTGCCACCCGAAATCGGCAAGATCGAACTGCCGGATACCTCAGCCGCCCAAGCGAATATCTTCGCCAGGGCGAAGGACCAAGTGGGCTTGGAAACTGCCGGCAGCCTGGCGTCGCTCAGGAGCGCGCTTGCCGGCCGGGGCATGTTGGGAGGCGGCGCCGAAGTTCGTGGCGCCCAGAACATCCTGACGGCCGGGCAGGGGCAATTGGGCGACACCACGCGCGAGCAGGCGATTCAAGAGGCCAAGCGCCTGACCGACTTCGCGGAGATGGGCTACAAGGGGGCGATTGACCAGCGCGGCCAGGACATTACCGCGCGCGGCCAGAACATCACCGCCCGCGGCCAGGATATCGATGAACGCATTGCCGCGGCCAATCGCGCGGCCAACGCCAACCGGACGCGCTACGAAGGGATCAGCAATCTGCTCGGCCGGCTGTACTGACATGCCGAATTGGTCGATTAGCTCACTGTATCGTCGGGTCTTTCCAGGCGCGAGCCTGCTCGACGACCTGCCGGCGCCGGCGAGTCCGGATCGATCCGCGCAGATGCCGCAACCCTTGCGGCCTGGCGACCCCGTGGGGAACGTCGCCGATCCGACGTTTGCCATCACCGACCCGCGTGAAGGCGGGCGCCTGACCGGCGGCAGCTATCCCGGCCTTGTCGCACGGGACGTCGCCACCGTCGCGCGACGCACCGGCGTCGATCCGCATACCGCGCTCGCCATGGGGCTGCAGGAATCGACCCTTGGTCGCACCCAGGCCAGCAATCCCCTGACGCTGTCGGCGCCGCATCCCATGGTGGATCCGACCACCGATCCGATCGCGTCCACGCTGGCGTCGTCCCCGCACTATCGCACCGCGCTCGAGGCGCACACGCGCGACGTCAATCTCACGAACGCGCTCGGCTATTTGAAGTCGCTGCAGCAGCGGTTGAGCACCAGTCCTGAGGAACGGCAGATCCAGGCGTACAACGGCCTCGGCCGCCCGCGGTTCGCGAGCACGGCCTATGGCGGCGTCGCGCCGGCGGAGCTCCCCGAAAACTTCTACGGCCGGCGGGTGCAAGACATTCGCGAAAACGTCGTGAAGACCAACCCGATGTTGACCCGGTTCGCGAGAGGTGGGGACTGAGATGGCGATGCAATCCGTCCGCACGCTGCGTCAGAAGACCGTGCCCTTGCGCCCCTCAGCGGACGATGCCCGTCTGCAACAGATCGAAGACGAGTGGCAGCAGTATCCGGGGCGCGCACCCGGCGGGACCGGACTGACCGGCCTGCTGCCGAACGACAGCCGCGGCTACTCGGACATGCTCAACGAGCAGACGGAGTACGCCAATCTCCTGCGGCGCCAAAAAGGACAGGGACCGCTGCAGGTCGTTCCACGCTACCAGTTCGATGACGATCGATCGTTCACCGCCGGTGATGCGCTCGCCGGCGTGGAACGGTCGATGCCGTGGTATGTGCCGCCGCCGAAGCAGCCACAACAGCAACAGCCGGCCGCGCCGCAAGGGCCGCAGGCGCCGGCCGCGCCGCCCCCACCGAAGAACCGTGGTCAGCTCAAGGCGCAAGACGTTGCGGCGTACACCCCCGCGGTGCCGTCGCAGCAGCGGCTCGATCAAAGCGCCTCGATTGGCGCGTTGCGACGAGGCACCCTCCCGTACTACGGGATGTGAGGGCACGATGGCTGATGAATTCGGGACGGAGGAAACGTGGGATCCCGCGACCGGCCTCTTCATCAAGAAGCGGCGCACGACCGATATCGTGCTGCCCAAAGATCCCACTGGCCCTACCGATCGGTTTGGCGACGCGTATCGGTGGACCGCCGATACGCCCGACACGCTGGACGTCGTCAACTGGCCGTCGCCAGAGACGCGAGGTCCGGTCGGCCCGCCAAGCGCCGAACGAAAGGCGCAGATTGCCGCGGCCATCACGCCGCAACGCGTCGCCGGCTCGAGCGGGTTGAGTCCTGGCGACGCGATCGGCGTGCTGCGGCGCGCGTTCGGCGCGTTCGATCCGCGCTACAGCGAATCGCCCGCATCGGACCCGTCCGCGGCCTATGGTGATCCCGGCGGCGCGCTCGCGTTGAATGCCCTGCGTGAGGGGCGCGCCGGCGAGCTCGAGGATCGCGTGCGTCGAGCGGAAGCCGCGGCCTTCCTGCCCACCGAAGGCTACGTGCAAGGTGAGCCGGGCCGACGTACGCGCAGCAACGCGAGCGCGCTGATGGATCTGTTCTTTCAGCGTGGCAACCTCGAGCAGCTCGGCGGCGAGATGGCCGCCGATCCGTTTACGGGCACGGCCGAACAGCAGCGCGTCAGGGACGTGCAGGACGCGCTCGACAAAACGATGTTGAGTCAGCGTCCCGAAGTGGCGGCGGCGGCGGATGCCGCCGCGAAACGCAACGCGTTCGCCGAATTCCTCAAGCAGCAGGGCATCGACACCGGCAAGTACGCGGCGCGCGTCTCGCCGGAAGGACGGGCCGCCGCCGAGATCGAACAGCAGATCGCCGGCGTCAAGAAGGCCGGGCAACCACAGACCTATTTCGACGCGCAGGGCAAGGCGCACACGGTGCGCTTCATCAACGGTGTGCCGGAAGAAGTGGCGATGCCGTTCGAATCGGCGGGCAAAACGAATCCGACCACACCGCAAACGCGCGATCGGCAAGCGCGCGCCGGCGAGATCCTGCCGCACTTCGCCCGCGCCAACGATCTGCTGAATGAGGCCGAAGCGAAGGGCGTGCTCGGTCCACTGGCGGGCCGCACGATTGGGGAGTTCCTCGCCCACGAGGTGGGATCGACGGGTGATCCGGACACCGATCGGATCCTCGCTGCCCTGCAGATGAACATGACCGCGCTGAGCTCTGGCTTTGCCTCGCTGCATGGCCGCGGTGGCGCCAACGTCGGCATCGCCCACGAAATGAGCAATCAGCTCAACAAGCGGAAGATGACGGCCGACGCGATTCGCGGCGCGCTCTACGAAATGCAGGATTGGACGCGCGGCTACGCGGAAGGCCGGAACGGCGACCTGGCCGAAGTCGGCGCCGGTGGCGCGCCAGGTGGCGCGAGGCCTGCTGCGGGCAGTTTCCATATCAAGGGGCCGAACGGCGAAAGCGGATGGGTGCCAGCGGGTACCGAAGTGCCGGCCGGCTGGAAGAAGGAGTAAGTCATGCCCCTACCGAAAGGGTTTATTTCGGACGCCGACGTGCCCGCGGGCTTCATGCCTGACTCGAGGTCACCCGTCGCGGCGCCGGCCGCGGCACCTGACGACAGCTTCACGTTCCAGCCCGGCGAATCGACGGCGCACGCGATGCTGCGCTACGGCGGTCGAGAACTGCTGGGCGCCGCGCGCAGTCCGCTCGATGCGTTGAAGGGATTGCTGCAGCTCCCTGGCGCCGTCGTGAAGGGATGGACCGAAGATATTCCCACGCTGCTCCGCGATCCCTCGCTGCTCAAGGAACTACCAGGCGTGGCGGCGGACGCGGCGACATCGGTCGCGATGCACCCGGAGGAATTGGGATCGTTACTGGGACAAGCGGTCATCGGCAAAGCGGTGCCGACGGTTGTGCCCAAGGTTGGTCCCGCGCTGACGCGTGCCGGTGGCTTGGTGGAGTCGGCCGCCGGCGACATCGCGAATCAGGGCTTGCTGAAAGGCCTCTCGAAAGCGGTCGCGGCGCCGACGATCGAAAAGGGTGGTCAACTGCTACAACGCGCGGGCAAGGCCTTGGAGCCGATGGCGGCCGAGCGACCAGTCGCCAAGATTCCGACCGGGCCACGCACGCGCTATCTGGGCAGCAAGGAAGTGCCGTATCGCCTGCCCAGCGAGATGCCGACGGTCGATCCCTATAGCCCGAATATCAGCGGATTCGATCCGGCGGCGCCGGCGAGCGACATCGCCATGGGTGGCCCCTACGAGCCGCCAGGACCGCGCTGGTTCAGCGCCGCGGCGCAGCAGGGCACGGAGGCCTCGCCCGTTGACGTCCTGCAGCAGCGCACGTTGCCGGCAGGACCGCAGCCGCGGGGCTTGCTGACGGCGGGCCAGGAACCGCGGGGCTTGCTGGGACCAGGACGCGTCTTCACCGGACCAAACAGCCTCGCCGAAGCCGACCTGCTCGACAGATGGCGCGCTCTCAAGGTCGGCGAAGAACAAGCGGCGCGCGCCGCCGCAAGGCAAGGCCCGGCGTTCGGCCCGCAGACATTCGAGGCGTCGTTGCCAGACGTCCGCGATTTCAGCTTTGAAGGGCAGGCGAATCTGCGTCCTGGTGAGTTTGCGCCGGGTCCGGCGGCGCCAGGGTTTGAGGTCGGCGAGCCGTCGCCGTTCACCTACCATGGGACGGCCGACATGAACGCCGCGCCGACGGGTGCGCCGGGATTTGAGATTCAGCCGCCGATGGCGATGCGTGACGTCCCCGTTTCGCGCGCCACGCTGACGAACAACCTCCGCTCGCGCGCGATTCAAAACATGCAGCGGGCGCTCCGAGAAAGTCAGCCAGCAGCAGAACCGTCTGGAGCGTTGTCGCCGGAGCTGCGCCAGGCATTTGTCGATGAGGCGAATGCCGCCTTTGAGCCGCCAGCCCTCACCAAAGCGCAAGTCGCGGAGGTGCTCAAGCGGGCGAAAGGGCTGAGAAAAGGCGATATCTGGCCCACCCTGCAGCGGGAAGGCCTCGAGAGCGCGCTCGCCGATCCGTCGCTGATGCCGGCAGAAACGACGGCGACGGCGACGGCGCCGACCGGGACGTCGTTCGAACCGCCGGCGACGTCGCCGGCGGAAACCCTGGTGGACAAATTGCGCGAGAGTCTGACCGAGAGCCCGAAAAAGATGAAGGGAACGAAGGGGACGAAAACGAAGCGCAGTCCCGCGCGGGGGAAGCGCGGGACGTTCTCACAGACGCGCGAGTGGAAACCCTATCAGGGCGGCGAGTAAATCAGATCCGTCGCGGATCGCGACAGAGCGCCACGAGCTCAGGGTGCCATGGGCCGTAGTGCCCGGTGCGTGCGTTTTCCTCACACGCCTGTCGCGGCGTGTAGCGCACGACCGAGTCGCGCTCCACGCGCGAGACGCGGTAGTACTCGGCGATCTCCACGCTGAAGCAGATCCGCTGCCCGTTCCAGATGATGCCGTGGTCCCAGACGATCCACGCCCCGTCGGGGCGGCGCTCCTCGAGCCACGCGTGCGCGATCCGTCCGATGTTGCCCTGCTCGGCGGCGCCGTGGATGACGCCATGCACCAGGACGACCGTGTCGCTCTTGGCGATCATCGGTTCGTGCCGCACGCGGCGCTCGAGGAGCTCGAGCGCATCGTCGAAGCAGCGGTGGGTCGGAAGGATGACCTGGTGCGCGTCCATGGGTGGGTAGATTACGCTGTTGAACAGTCTCATGTTTGCAGTGCTCCTACACTGCGACTGTGGGATTAGGGGCGCGCGCCGCGGTTGCCGCCGCGCGCGCGTCCCGCCTTATCAGTTCACTCCCAGAATGCCGTGTACGTGACCTCGGTGTCGCCGACCGTCATCTGCCCGGCGAACAGGCGCCGCAGCGCCGTGCGCGTCTCGGTCGTCACGCGATAGACCGGAGGGCGCCGGCCTGGTGACGAGTCGAGCTGGCGCTGCTCCCGATGCTGCCAGATCGTCAGCAGACAGTCGTCGCAGAGCGTGCCGCCCGGCATCATCGCGCATTGCTGACAGATCGTCGTCGGGGTCGGTTCGGTCGTTGGTTCGGCCATTAGCGGTTCCACCTGGGTTCGGACAGGTCGGCTTCGATTTCCTCAATCCGATCGTCTAGATCCCTGATCTGCGCCTTCAGGGTGTCGATTTCGGCTGTCTGATCTTCCAGTTCGGCGGTCATGCGCCCGTTGTCGCCGATGAGCGCCAGCACTTTGCCTTCGAGACTCGCGATCCGGTCTTCGTTGGGACGGTCGCAGGCGGTGAACGCGAGCGCGCAGATGATGGCGAGAAGTAGTTTGTTCAAGCTCATTCCCCCCGCTCAGCCGCGCGTCGTGCGTCGGCCTCGTCGTCTTCGTGATCGGTAAACCAGTCCTCGATCGCCTTCTGGATCGTCTCGGCCAAGTCCGTCACATAAGCGCCGCGCTCCATGCCGAAGCGATTCATCTGGACGATATCGCCGAGCGGCGAGTTGTCCACGAACGCCTCGGCCAAGTCGATAACATCGTCATCGCAGGCGATCTTCTTCTTCGTCGTCTCAGGCATTAGTGTTCTCCGCGGGTCTGTTCAAGCGACAAGATGCGCCGTTCCAATTCCGCCTACCGCGCCGCCATCGCCTGCGTCTCCGTGTGAAATGTCGTTTCGAGTGCATTGTGCTGGTCGATGACGGTGTCGAGGGCAAACACCAATTGCCCGAAGACATCACGCAGCGTCGTGTTCAACTGCGTGACCGCCGTATTGAGATTGCCGATGGATCGGTCGAGTGCGTCTCGCAATTCATCGACCTTCAGAACGTCGCCGCGCTTCATCGTTGCTCCTCGATCACGCGCGTGATCACCGTGTCCTCGACGATGCTGTATGCGACGACACCGTCCAGCGTGGCGAGATGCTGCCGCGCGTCAGCGACGGTCTTGAATGGACCAGCCTCGCGCTGCCAGCGCGTGATCTTGTGCGGCGACAGCACCTCGTAATACAGCGTGACCTTCCGCTCGACCGACGAGACGTCGTCGAGCGATTTGGCGATCTCTTTCAGGATGTCGATCGTTGGTGTCGGCATCAGTCCTCCGCGAACTGGGCAGCCTCTTCGCGCGCCCACTGTTCGGCCTCCTGCGCGCGCCAGTCGGAATACGCGCGCTCGAGCCCGCTGTCGGTCAACTGCCGCACGTCGCGGCGACCGGACGGCAGCGAGTGGCGCTCGTAGGTCCACCAGGTGTCCGTCGCGTCGAGCCAGCGCAGGAACGCTTCGGCGCGCTCCTCGGCGTCGTGCAGATGGTCCTCGCTGTCGCCGAAGACCGGTCCGAAGGCCCAGTCCGTCGTGCTGCAGAACAGCACGGCGTGTTTCTGATAGTGGTCGGAGAGAATGTGGACACCCATGATCAGGCTCGCTTTCTGCGCGCGCGTCGGCGCGAGGGAGTTCGTTCCGTCTTCGGGATCATCGTCGGTTGCGTGAGCAGTTTGCGTCCGCGCGCGGTGCGATCGCCGGCGTCGTGCTTGTCCCACTTGCACGTGGAGACGTTGGCCGGGACGAGTGCTGACAGTGTCAGCAGTTTGCGGAGGCGCGCCGTGCGCTCATTCGCGGTGTGTTTGTCCCAGCGGCACTTCGTCAGTTTGAGGTGCTTGAACCACGAGGCGCGTTCCATCGATAGTCCCCATGCCATCTGGCCCAGCGGCGAGTGGATGCAGACCATCTGCGCGTGCGACAGCTTCTCTGTCTCGGACGGCGTGATATGCGCGGACCACCCCACCGGTCGGCACTCCTGAATGAACCGTGTGCAGAGCGCCAGGACCGCGTCCCGGTCGGGCTGATACCGACGCTCGCGCCGCAACTCGTCGGATTCTTCCTCTTCGACCAGCCGTTCCCAGCGGCGGTTCATTTCTTGTTCCTCGGTTTCCTTCGGCCGGGCAGGGCGACCAGGCGTCTTCATCGGCGTCGCGGGCGTCTGGAATCGGCGCCGGAATTCCTCGGCCGGCGTCTCATTCTTTGGCGTGTCCATTAGCCCTCCATCCCGTGATCGGAGGGGTGGCAGTAGTCGGGCGG